CTATTCATTCGCCACTTTTTTCGGAAACGGAACCACGGTCTCCCGCCCCGCCGGCTTCCGCCTGGTCAGCGCATCATGCCAGCTCTGTACGCCAGCCGACACACTTTCCGGCAGTTCTTTGACATAATGCTTCAGTGTCGTCTGGGCGTCCGTATGCCGTAAAAGAGTCTGCGCATCCTTGACCGTGCCGTGCTTCTGGAAGTGGGTGGCCGTCGTCCGGCGCAGAATCTGGTGCGTCAGGTGCGGAATGCCGGCCAGCTTTCCAAGCGGCTGCAGCACCCGGTCCAAATAATTGTCCGGCTCCATCGGGGTGCCGGAGGAGCTGGGGAACAGAAAATCCTCACTGGACAGGCCGTGGCTCAGAGCGTAGAACCGCAGCGCCGCTTCCAGCTCCGTCGACAACGGGACGGATGCCTTCGATCCCTTCGTCTTCGTGTGCCCGCTCAGCTTCGACTTCACAATCGTCTCGTCAATCCGGAGGAAGCTGGCGGTGCCAAACTGGCTGTCGCCGATATCGTTCACCCGCAGCGCGAACAGTTCCGAGGGACGGAGCCCGCACACCATAAAAACCGACAGAATCAGCCGGTCGCGCTCGTCGCACACGTCGAGCAGCCGCTGACACTCCTCCAGCGTCAGAAACGCCGCACCCGGCGTCCGGCACGGCGGCATCTCCACCTTCAGCGCCGGGTTCTTCTCCATCAAATCGTCATCGATGGCAAAATTAAAAACCGCCCGGACCTGGGTCAGACACTTCTGCAGAAGACTCTCGCTCTGCGATTTCGGGTCCGCCGCGATCGCATTGAGAGCCTGCTGGATATCCGAGCGCCGCAGCTCCGCCGCCACGGCATTCCCGATCCGGGGGTGGACATGATACTTAAACAGCGCCTGCACCGTGACCAGCCAGTTCCGCGACCAGCGCCCTTCGTTCGTCCGGATGTACCAGCTCGCCAGCTGCTCAAACGTCGCCCCGGTCTCCGGCGGCCGCTGCTCCCGGATCAGGTCCAGCAGCTTCGCTTCCGCCGCGCCCTTCGTCAGTTCCGAGCATTTCCCCAGGACCTTGCACTTCTCGCGGCGCTTCTCCTGTTGTTCGCCTCCCGGTCCTTCGACCATTTCGTAGACGTACCAGTAACCCGTCCAGGTCTTCGACCGCTTTCCAGTCTTTTCCACCCAGCCATTCTGGCGTCTCTCTCTCGGCATGCTCCTGCCGATGGTAAGCAATTCCAGCGGTTCAGTCGGTACTTGCAGTTCTGGACCCATTTGCCACCTTTTCCACAGCCTGAAATGTGCGCCGCGCTTCGCACCAGTCCGAGAAATCAAACACCGTGATGGGGTGCTGCTGTTCGTGCACCCAGTCCAGCATCTCCTCCATGGCCACTCCACAGCAGCGGCGTTCCATGTCGATCGACCGCGCCAGCTCGTCCACCGCGGACCGCTGGTAACGCAGCCCGAGCAGCACATCGCGGACAGCCGACATGCCGCTCACCGGCGTCTCAGTTCTTTTCGCCATTCCTTCAACGTCCCCCAGCGAAACACGATGTACTTGCCGAGTTTGTCGCTCGGCAGATGCGGCCGGCGGCGCCCGCTCGCATGTTCCCTCACCCAGCTCACTTTCACGCGCAGCCAGGACGCGACCTCCTCCGCTGTCAGCGTGGAGTCGTCATGCAGTTTTCCCAGATCGAGAGAGTCCATATCCGTGAGGTCGCGGAACTGCCGCTTCTTCACGACCTCGCGTTCCCCGGCAGCGGCACCCGCGACGGGGCCTTAAACGCCTTCGGCAGGACGCGCGGCAGCGTCTTCCGCAGCTTCAGCAATTCGCCGTGCAGCACCAGCACCACGGCATCCTCCTCGGATATCGGGACGCGCAGCAGCATCCCCTTCTCGCCTCCCAGGGCGTTGTACCACTCGATCAGCGAATACAGCCGGCCACAGCTGCGGATCACCCGGCGTCGCAGGCCGAAGAACTGGTCCTGGCCGATCTTGCGATGCCCCTGGAACTGCTCCCGCAGCAGATTCAGCGCTGCCGGAAGCGGATCGGTTTCGCTCTCCATCCCAGCCGCCCTCCTTCGGCGGCAAACTTTCACGCCACACCTCACGCTGCCAGACCCGCTATGTCGCACCTCCGCGCCGCGTCCTCTCGCCCATCGAACGCACTTCCGCGCCCGGCGGCTTCGGTGCCACAATCTCCGCCAGAGCCTTCTTCCGGCACGCACACAAACCAGGCTCGTGGCACGTCTCGCACAACTCCGGCGGTTTCTCCGCCGCAGCGCCCGCGGGCCTGGCGCGCAGATACGCTGGCACAGTCTTGAGCCAAAGCCCGGCGGACTGCTGGCGCTTGCCCTGATGCGTCAGCAGCAGAGCGGCCCGCAGCTCGCCGTCGGTGATCGCCGGCACAATCGCAGAAGCGGCCGCTGCCAGTTTCGGCGCAACATCGGCACCCGGGTGTAGCTCCTGCACCACCGCGGCCGTCTCCGGCCAGAGCGTCTGCTGCGCTTGCGATGTCGGAGCCGGAGTCGGAGGCGTATGCGTAGTCGGCTGCTGCGGAGTCGACGCGCGAGCGTGCAAATGCGCGCAATTGTCCGCAGCAGCAGCAGGAGCCGGGAATTTCGATGTTCTCGTCCGCTGGCCGAAATCCTGAATCTCCAGATATTGTTTGCCGCGCACCTCATAGAGGATAATCAGCGGCCTGTCGCTGGCGGTTAATTCTGCCAGGAATTGCTTCACGTCCTCGACTGTCCGCTCCGGCCGGAGTCCGTACAGCATCGCCCGCAACAGAATAGGCTCCGCCTCATACCTGCCGAAGTCGTCCACCAGCAGTTGCAGCTTTCGGTAAAACAGCTCAGCCGCTTCCGACAGCGCATTAATGCGCAAGCTGTGGTTCAGCCCTTCGCGAATAATTCTGTTAGGCATAAGCCGCCTCCGTGTGACCCGTGCGCCGGACTTCGCCGCGCTCCAGGCAAATTTTTCTCCGCCCGGCCCAGTTCCTCGCCGTCGATCCACAGCCGCGCCCGCTCCATACGAATGTCCTGCACGCGCAACACCGGAGCCTCAATTAGCTTCCGGCAGTGCTTAGCGCGCATCGCGTAGTAGCCGTAAAAGGTCGCGCCTGGTTTATCTGGATTCCTTCGCTTTCCGCGGATTGTATGCGTCTTCGTTCCGTCGAGGATGTACGGAATAACTTCGCCTTTGAAGCTATACGCGGCCATCTGGAAACTCCTTCCACTCGCGCCCATCCAGTAGCGCACCAGCGGCCTTCTTGCCCACCTTGATCGGACCGTCCCAGCAATTCAGCGCTTGCGGCGTAAAATCGCGAGACCCGTCCTGTTTACCCGGCAGCCACTCGCCCCACTGCTTAAACAAAAAGGGAACGCCAAACGCCTGACAGTCATCCCTAACCAGCCGCGCCCAATCGGCCGACATTGGTCTCGCGCTTGGTCCTGACTCGCCACCGCAGATCACCCAATCAAGTACCGTGGAGTCCGCGCAGAACCTGCACAAATACAACCCTAGATTCACCGGCCCCAGTGCCGGCTCGTAACTAATGAACCGCTTCGCCGCCGGCGTCTGCAACAGCAGAGGAATGCGCGAGTCTGCCGTCGCCTGGTCTTCTACTGAAACACCCAGCCACAGGTTTGGCAGCGGCCATCGACCATCAGTATTCGCATGGCACCAATCGAAGTCGTCGGCGACATCATTGATTGCGTCAGGCGTCCGCTCGGCGGCAATGTAGTCGCGCATCCGATGAGGCCGCTTGGTGAGTATTTGAAAGGTGTGCTGGGGTGACTGCGAAATCACAGCAAAAACTCTGTCAATGTCACGGTTACCAAGGGCCTCGTGAAACAAGTCGCTCATCGAGTTCACAAAGATGCGCCTGGGCTTGCGCCACTTCAGCGGATCACACAGGTGTTTCTTGACCAGGCCAACCTTGCCTGTCCATTTCGAACCTGACTTTGCGCGGTCGGCAAACAGGTGAAACGGCTGCCCCTCATCCGAGAACCGCGCCGCTATTTTCTCCGCATAGCAATAGCGGCACCCCTCGCTCACACGCGAACAGCCGCGAACCGGGTTCCAAGTCGCGTCGGTCCATTCAATTCCAGTCTTCGCGCCCATCCGCCTTCACCCTTTCCCAATCCGGCTCCGCCTTCACCAGGAACTCGATCTGATCCACGCCGAGATATTGCGCCCTCGCCCGCTTCTTCGCTGTCTCGATCCGGTAGACCGACAAGCGCTGGAGCACATTCACTCCGAGCAGTTCCCCGTCTGCGCCGCACTGGACAGCCTGCGCCTTCAGCCGCCGCGTCCTGTCACTGCGGGTAATCTGGACGGTCAGTTTACGAATCCGCATGGCATGCCTCCTGAACGGGTCTATGACCGTCCGCCCACCCCCCCCCACGCGATTCATAGAAACCACATCCCCGTGCTCGACACGGTGCAGTCATCAGCCAGAATCGGAATCCCCTGTGCGGCGATTTCCTTTTCACAATGAGCCCGGCTGGCGAATTCACCCGGGTCGCTGAAGTTACTCATCGGCGTATTCCTCGCTCCCGTCAAAGTCTTCCTCGAAGTCTTCCTCGACATCGTTGGCCGCCGCGCGCTTGGCATCGGCTACGGGAGCAGCCTTCTTTCGTGCTTTCGTGCCTTCTTCCTTGCCAAACGAAGCGGTGAGGGTTTTCTCGATGGCCTTGGCATCCAGCCCAAACACCTTCGCTGCCTCTGCCAGGCGCTCATCCAGCTCTTCGTAGCAGTCGTTCTTCATGGCTAGGAGGCACATCGCCACCATCGCCTTGCCGAGGTCCTCTTCGGAACAAGCCTCCAGGCGAGACACAAAGGCATCCTGGGCGGCCTGGTAGCCAGCCGGTCGCGGCAGATCGCCCAGTCCCACCAGTTCTGCCGCCTCAGGCAGATTACCCGCGCTCGCGAGTTCGCCCGCAATCAGCAACCACTCACGCCGGCCCAGCTTCTTGGGCACCTTCGCCAGGATGCCCTTCACCAGAGAATCGGCAACCGCCTCCACCATGTCGCGCTTGCGACGGCTTTCGTCCGCCTGGGCATTCAGCGCACTGCTGCGCGATGACGATCCGCCCGCTGGCTTGCCCATGTGCTGTTTGCACTTCTGGTTCGCGCAAATGTCGAACTGCGCACCGACGTTATCACCGACCACCACCACCGCACGTTGCGTGTGCGGGCAGCGGTCACTCTTCGACACCTTCGCGTAAGCACCATAACTAGGCAGGCACTTCAGTGCTTTCTCGTCAGCGTCCGAGATATACGATGTCGCTACACGCACCAGCGGAGTGCCCTGCTTCTTTGCTGCCTTCTCGGCCTGGATCAGGTAAAGCTTCCGCTTACTGTCAAAACACACGGCGTCCAGGCAGTGATCCGTCTTCTCGGCCTCATCAAACAACAGCGGGCTCGCTCCGGTGCGCTTTGTGCAGCTTGCGCACGAGCCGGCTGCCTCATCCAGGTTCGCGTCCATCAGATCCCAGGGAGCCGACTGGAGAGACAGAAAAAACTCAGCGCGAACAATGCCCTCGAACTCTTTTGCCGTGCGAGGCCGGTCATAAACCGGAAAATAGCCATACTCGTCGCCTTCTCGCGAATAGTCCGAGGCCCAGGCCTGCCGGAGCGCCCTCCCTTGAGACGCCGGTTCCAGGCGCGCCAGGACGCTGTAATGTTCCAGCGTCAGCCTGCCCTCACAGTAAGCCTCCTTCGCTTCAGGAATCAAAGCCGCCAGCTTGAGCCGCCGCTGCACGTACCGGTCCGACTTGCCGATCTTCTCCGCCAACTGCTGCACGCTCGAGCCATGCTGCTGCACCAGCTTCAGAAACGCTTCGCCTTCCTCCAGCGGGTGCACGTCTTCACGGTTCGCATTTTCGATGCACATCACCTCGAGAACGTCCTTGTCACTCATCTCGCGGATGAGCGCTGGGATGCGCGTCTGGCCGGCCATCTCGGACGCGCGAAACCGCCGCGCCCCGCAGATCAGCTCATAGTCATGGAGCGCTTCCGGCCTCGTATGCCGGCGGACAATCACCGGTTCAATCACGCCATGCTGCCGGATGCTCTGCGCCAGCTCCTGCAGCTTGTCGGGATCAAAGCGCTTTCTCGGATTCGCCTCGGATTCCGAGATCCGGTATAGCGGCAAGAGTTGGAAGGTGTCCTCTGAAGGAGACGGCGGCGGCGCGCCGTTAGCGCCCGGCGCTTTGTTTATAGCGGCGGTTCTCATCTCAGTGCGCTCCGTTCGTCGCGGCGGCCGGCAGCTTCAAAGCCACGGGCACTATCTGTCCACCGAAAGTTTGTTTGGCTTCGCCGCTGATCATCAGTTGGCCCAGCGCGGTCCTGATGTTGGCTGCGGGCAGTTCCGGCTTGGCGCGTTGCACCCGCTCCACAATCTCGTCTGCCGTTGGATTCTGCCCCTTGGCAATCGCCGTCCGAATGAGGTGCCGGATGGATGGCTCCTTTGCCTCGGGCGCCGCCGCCTTCGGAGCGCTGGCGCGAACAACCGCCTCTCTCGGCGCTTCTTGCGTCTCAACCACACACCACCGCCCGGCGCGTTTCTCGATCCTGCCCCGGATCTTCCAGGCGTAGGCCGTCTTGGGAATCTCGCCCTTCTGGGTACCGGGCCGCAGCAGCATGACGCGCGCCGCCAGCTCGGCTGGACTCACCGGGCCTTCCGACACCGCGCCCAACACCGCTTCCATCACGCTGGGCCGGTTGTCCGGCGGCGTGGCGGCCGCCTTCGCCTTCTTGCGAGCCAGAAACTCTTCGAAGTTGCGCGCCTTGCGCTTCTTCACGGGGGGGGGGTGCCGCCACCGCTTGGCTTGCCTTCACCGCTGCTGCTGCAGGTTCCTCGCGTCCACTGAGGACTTCCAGCAAATCGGCGCATTCCGTTAATTTGGCGGCGCGGGATCGCAGATCGCCGACTACCTCGGCGTAATTGATTCCCGGCCCCACATTCACCACTGACTGCGTTCCCATAACTCTTCTCCAATCGGGGATTGCTCTCAAACAAAAGCGGAGAGGCGGTGTTCACTCGGGCCACATCTGCAAACCCCGTCGCGCCTTCCCGGACGCGCTCTATAGCCGTCCCCTCCGCACCGGCGGTGACACGTTCAAAGCACCGCCAAACTCAATCCTTCTTTTTTGAACGGATGCCGTTCGGGATGTCCCTTGATGTGCTCGGAGAAATGACTGCCCACAGAGGGCGCAGTCATCAGCGCGTGATGCTGTTCCGCCGTCACGTGCTGGTAGGCGAAGCTCGATCCGGGCATCCGCTTGTCTTTACTGGAGCGGAACTGGACATGGAGCGTGTTCGTGTCGGGATCGTGGCCGACCGCATAAATATTCGAGGAGTTGACCTCTGTCATCGTGGGCATCTACTTGGCCCCCCTTTCCAGGAAACTGATAATCTCGTCGTACTTGTCGGCGGTCACCGCCTCCGCCGAGGCGAAACCAAAGTCCCGAAGGATCTTCGGAATGTTGCCCTTGTCGATCCCGGCGCTGTAAGCCACCGCCCACAAGCGCGATGCCTGTTTGGGGCTGATCAGCCCCGTGCCGCGCTCCTGCTGTCGCTGCTGCGGCTCCCGTGCACCGCTGCCGGTCTCGTTGCCCGTCAGTTCCTCGGTCGGCGTCGGCGCATACCCGGCCATCGCGACCACCGGCGAAAAGACGAGACGCAGCGCCTTGGAGCACGCCCTGGTTTCCGCCATCGAGCGAAGCTGAAACAGCGGCACCGCCCGTTCGCCCACGCGCTGGCCTTTCTTGTAGACCGGGCGCGTGTCCCAATTCTCCTCGTCGTCCATGCACATCGACGTCGCCACGCCCAGGATGGTCTGCGACGGCCCATGCACCGCTTCCGCGCAGGCCTCGAAGCCGACCGCTTCACACAGCTCCAGCGATTTGGTGAACTCCGGCCGGATGCGGGCGCTCACCCGGTACATGGAGGCCACAAACGCCCAGGCCTCGTAGTACAGGTGGTCCTTCTTGCCTCCGAAGTTCTGCGCCCAGCCATGCCGCTTCACGGCGGCAATCAGCGCATTCGCGCACATCTCCGCTTCCGCGATCTGGATATCCGGCGTCCGGTGCATCCGCAGCGTAAACGCATCTGCCGGCTGGATCTCCAGCGCGGGCACCGCCATCGCACGTCCGGCCATTATTTGCCTCCTTTCGAGCGCGTCACCACAACCGGAGCCTGATAGATCTCCACGCCTGGCAGCTTCATCGTGCCGCCGGTCGCCGCCACCAGCTTGTTCAGGGCGCCCTCATTCACTTCGAGCAGCGAGGCCACATGCTCATTGCCCTCCGCCGCGGCATGCCGCACGAACGCCAGCAGATTCGTCACACGGCCCTTCGGGACAAACCGAGTGGACACGGCGCTCTTTTCCACCGCGCGCGGCGCAATCACAGGCGCCACCACCACCGGGGCCTCGCACAATGCCTTCACTTCTTCCGGCGCGCAGCCCAACTGCTCCAGATACTCGATCGATGCCTCGCGCTCCGCTTCCGCGCGTTCCTGCTCTGCCAGCATCAGCGCCCGCTGGGCTTCCTCGGCACGCTTCTTTTCGGCCAGGTCGAACGCGGCCACCTTGCCACCGAGGATCTTCCGCGCTTGCTCCAGCGGCTCGATCACGCTCTTGCGCTGCGCGACCGCTTCCTTCCACGCCTGGTGCGTCTTCTCGCAGATCGGATCGAAGCGCTGGTGCGCGACGGTCTCCAGAACGGCAAACTGCTCCATCTTGGCAGCAGCATCCGAGCGCGCAGCGGCGCTGGTGACGGCAAACTCTTCGGCCTCCTGCAGCGTCGGAGGACCGATTAGCCGGAGGCCGTGATCCACCTTCTCGCCGGTGGTCATCTGATAAATGTTGTTGGGTAAAGCAGACATGGTTGTGAGTTCCTTTTCGTGAAATGAGTTAGTTGTGTAAGTTGAACTGGGCGCAGGTCACTGCGCTCAAAAACACGCTGGTGTAGTACTCGAACTTCGACGCCGAGGCTTCGTGCACCTTGTACGTTCCGTTCGCTTTGGTTTGCAGCGCCAGATAGCGGAAGCGCCGCGGATTGGGAAAGAAATTGCCATAACCTCCCACGATCTGGACAAAATAGCCGTCCTGAAATGCGCCCGACTTGAAGTCCAGCAGCACCAGATCGTTGCCCATGACACCCGTCCGGTCAAAGCGGCCGGCATAGTGACGGGTCTCATGAAACCTCGGACCTTCGATGAGTCCCGGCACAAACTTCGTGTCGCGCTCGAAGGCCTTGTAAGCCTTCAGGTGTCCAGCAATCTCGTCGTCCAGGCTCGACTCATCCAGTGTTCCGAGATCGTATAGCTCAAACGCCGCGTGCACCCGTCGTCCGCGCTCCGCCGCTTTATCCAGAGTCCGCTGAGGAATTCCGGAGAAGTCGATGATCTTCGCCTGCTGCAAGGAGCGCGTCACACCCGCCACTTCTTTGCCATTCCAGAAGTAGGTATGGTTAGCGTCCATCGTCAGCACGGGTGCCCTCCTTCAGCGCGCGAACGTGGTTTACCCACTGCTCGTATTCGCGCCACGCCTGCTGCGTCTTCCGGCGCACCACCAGAACCAGCAGAATGCCCGCGAGCACGATCACCAAGCCGGCCGCTTCCCTCGTATGCAAGGCGCTCATGACCGGTACTCCAGGTGATCGTCAAAGCGCGGATCTTCGCCGCGCTCCAGAATGGCCGCCCAAAGCGCACCCAGAATTCCGAGAAAAAAGATTGCGATCACTGCAACCTCCCGCTCTGCGGCTGTCTGCGGGCATGCGCGGAGCAGAACAGCACCGGCGTTGCCAGGCCGATCACGACATATTGCGCTCGCTGGTCGCACTGGTAGCAGTTGCTCTCCAGATCCGGCAGATACACCAGTTCGCCGCGACCGGGCGCAGGCAGTTGCGCATCCGCCGCCTGGGCCTTGTAGAACTGCAGCGACAGCAGCAGCGCGTTCAGATGCTCTTTGGTCGGAACCGCATCCGACTGCCCGCAGGCAATCTCACGCGCCTCCTGCACCATGCGAAGCAGCGAAGCATCCGCCGCGCAGATTTCTTCCTCGGTCATCTCCCCACCACCTGCACTGACTGAGGGGAGCGGCGTCCCGGAATCATGCGCATCCTGCGACATAACAGGGAGGATGCGAGACTGACTGTTAGACATTGAGCCTCCTTTCAAGGCGCATTGTTCAGGCCTGAGCGGATGCTGGACACATCCGAGCGGGCCGTTTTTTTTGGAGTCCCTAGCCCGCCAGACGCTGCTTCGGAGACTGGACCGGTTCTTCGTCTGCGAAGAACTCTTGCAGTACCTTCACGACGAACGGGCTCGATTGCATATTCCGCTTCGCTGCAGCGATCCGCACAGCGGTCCGCATCTCAGTGGACATAGCTACTGTCAGGCACGCCGGTCGCGGCTCACGCCCTGGGTATCTTCCTGTTATGTTGTCTTGGTGGGTCACGCTGCAATCATGACTCAAGCATGTGCGCAAGTCAACAAGAAAGTGAGTAGGATTTCCCCTCCCATTTGCAAGCTGCTGATTTGGTTCGTAAAATACTCTCCGAGCGCGGATTGTCCCAGGGTGCCCTGGCAGATCTTTTGGGAATCGACGCGAGCCTTCCTAGCCATTACCTGTCCGGGAAGCGTGAACCAGGCCCGATACCTTCTCTGCTCCTGGCGAGCCTGGCGACTGAGCAGCAAGAACGGGCCTTCTGGATTGAGAAATCGGGGCTTGACGGAAAGAAGCTCACGCTGATTGCGGAGGCATTATCACTGCCATCGCCAACCACCATTTCGAGCGAAGAGGAGGCGCTTCTGAACTGGTGGCGTCATCCGAAAGGCCCAGTCGAAAAAAGCCTGAAAGATTTTGTAGAGCAACTACTAACAATGCGCACTCTGTAGGCGTGGCCACCACTGCAAGACACTTACTTGCGAGAACAACAGCCCGACTGCGAGCCTTACCCGCATCCCAACGCGCCGCAATCACAGCGACACTTTCCTTCCTGCTATTCTTGGCCGCCTCCAATCCCCAGCCGTACGACTTTCGTCCGCACTCGCCTTTCGCTCCGCACGGTCTTCTGCAGTTGCCGTTCTGGTTTGCAAAGTTTGGCTGGTTCGTAGGAGCATCTTTTGGGTTTGAGTACTCCTATGGGTTGCTGCACGTTCTTAGTGCGACTTCAGCGGTTTATCTAATGGTCAGGCTCATCTTTTGGTGTTTTGAAGCTGGCAGGAAGAGGCCGGCCGGGCATATCAGCCCCCCATGACCGACGCCGAACGCATCCACGCCACAGGCCCGGCGTCAGACTGAACTCCCCACAATCCTGCCCCGTTTCATCCGCGAAAGCCGGAGCGTCGTTCGTTCTTCTGGCTAGCGATATCCATAGGGGAAAGCTAGTACTCCGATGCTCCCGGGACGGGAGATATTTTAAGTGCGGCTTACACTCTTGCTCCAACGCTTACGGAGTGAAGCACCTATGGCCCCCGACGAATTGGAACTATTGGCCCGCGCGGAAAGAATCGCCGTTGACACACTGCAATGGCTCATAACTCGGATTACCAGCGAAAGCGAACCACCGGATGGACGGGAACAGCTCCGGCGCATCACCGAACACTACTATCAAATACGGCTCGGCCATCTCGCGGAATCTCGGCGTCCGTAGTGTTTTCTGTTGTTGTTGTTTCAACACTTTAGCTGTCGCCACACGTACTTGCTTTTGTCCGTGCGCAGGCGTACAGTAGCCCGTAAGGAGACCGTCCAACATGGGCCAAGCGCCAGACCAGACCACGGCATTTTGCATCGACGGCGTGACCGTCGAACTCACCGTCCGTCTCACGTCCTCTGGGTTCCGTATTTGTTTCGGCGCCCTTCAGAGCATGCAGGCCGCATCCCGTCAGTTTTGCGGGTTGCTCACTTCCCGCATTCAGACCTGGTGCAACATCCAGACTGCTGAACACGAGGAGGCAGTCATTGCTTACGCGTACCCAGCGGACAGAATCCTTATCGTGGAAGGGACCAACTGGACGCCGACCGAGAAAGACCTGCGCCAGTTGTGTCTCTTCCTGGAGGGGCCGAAGGCGACTGTCGTCACCGAAGACATCGAGACGCAAGTCCCGCCCCTCCGGCTGCACGATCTGCCGGCATCGGTGCGGGCGGCGGAACCGCCGGAGCCGCTGCTGGCGCTGACAGGATAGACTTTTGCGAGAACCCAAAGAGAAGGGGCGGCGTAGCTGCAGCGATCCGCCCCGCATGCCTTTCCTATGAGGCTATTCCGTTCCGAGCCGCGCGCGTAAGCAAGCGGTTCCACCCGTAACCATCATCCATCCCTGGAGAATCATGCCGCAATTCCTCAAGCTCAGTTCCGGCGCGGTAGTAAACCTCGCCCATGTCGTCCTGCTCACGCCGCCCGGCCACCTCCAGGTGACCAGCGGCAATGTGCTGATCCTAACCGCCGAAGATGCCGCTGCCGTCGAGCAGTCGCTCCTTCCGCCAGAGCCTGACTGGACAGCAATCACAAAGCCCGGTCGCCTTTGGCTGCCTACTTCACCCGTTCCTGCCGCCGAGCTGCCGCCGCCTCCCGAATTGTCCGAGACCGTTGTGCTGCGGGATTTTGGCCGGGTTGGTACTTTGTCAAAGATTGCCGACGAGGCGCCGCCGCCTCCAGAAGAACCCAAAACCGTTCGCTAGAATCAGAGTGCTGAGCAGCAAGAATTGCTCAAAACTGACGATAGGATAGGTATGGGAGCTTCAGGCCAGATGGTTCAAGAGTCGGAAACGCGAATCTCGACCGATTTTCCGAAAGACCTTTTCGACGAGATTCAGCGGATTGCCCAGGAGGAGAACTGGCAGTTGTCCCAGGCAGTCATTCTGCTCGCCCGAATGGGCGCAAACTCGCAACGGGGATCTGAGGCCAATCTTGCTGCGCAGCATGCGCGTTTTTTAAACGAGAAAGATTCGAAGTTGCGCGACCAGGCTGGAGATGACCTACTTCGCTCCATCTTCGGGCCTGATTCGATTGGCTAAGCTGTCTTTCAAGAACCTGCCGCCGTCTCTTGTTGCTCACATCAAACAACGGGCTCTAGAACGGGACGCTTCCTACAAAGATTTGCTTGCGCTTCAGCGCTGGGTCAATTCAGAACCAGAAGCGCCCGATGGATATTGGTGGAAAGACTTTGGCTCCTTCAAGTTGTGTGGTGTGGATGGGCGGCCCTCTACCATCCTTGAGCCGCATATGGCTGCGCACGGTACGGAGCTTAAGTAGCCCCTACTTCCGCCGCCGAGCTGCCGCCGCCTGCCGTCTCACATACAACCTCTCGCGTGCGGGATTAGCGGCCTGTCCCACGAGTCCAGGCGCTGCCAATTCGATCATCATTCGCAGCCACTCATTTGGCTGGTCCTTTTTCGGTGTTCCAAACAGCTCAGGAGCCATGGACGAGCTGCCCTCCTCCAGCGACCCGCCAAAGAAGCTATTCAGCTCCTTCAATGTGGCGGCGCCCCGTTTCGCGAACGGGTTTCCGCCCTTTGTCTTCTCCGCATTCAGGAAACTGGGATGGAAACGGTCCTGCTCGTCGTAGAGGCTGGTCACATACGGTTCGTGCCCGAACGCGCCGACAAAGAGCGTGCGCGGAAGCGGTCCCAGAAAGGGATGAGCTAGTGAATTCAGAACATCTTTCTGCGCTGACTCGAAATCCTGAAACCAGGTACCGCCGCGTAAAGCGGTGTCTGCCGCGCCCTTGATGCCGAAAAGGCGCGCCCCGCGTCCGGCCAGCGGATTGAAGCAGTTGAACCCCACATAACCTACCGGTGCGTTGCCCCACAATTGCTTGTAAAGCTTCCGGCCGTTCTCTGATGTGACATGAGCGAGACGGAACGGGATCTGCATGAACTTCGCCGCCTCGTCCTCCCAGGGCCACTTACCCGTCACGGCGCGATGCGTCAACATCCACAGCGCCGCCAGCGCGTACGGACTGTTGAGCCACTTCCAGGCCGTCAGCTTTGCGCGCTCATATCCCTGCGCCTTTGGACCATGGTTTCGAAGGACAAAGTAATTCGCGGCGTTCCGCGTCATCGTGGAACCAGCCGTATAAAACGGTGCCAGGAGCCCTCCAATCGCCGTCCCCTTAATCGCCCGCTCAAAGTGGCTTTGCAAAGGGCGCGCGTAGACACCCAGCTGATTCGCAAACATGTGCATTCCGGCTTTGTCGCCCTCCGGGAAGATCTGTTTCGCCAGCCGGTACATATACAACCGCGAGCGTGTGTCTGCTCCCGACGGTCCCCACAACCCGGGCGCCAGCGACTTTCGCGCCAGCTCGGCGCCGGTGACTTCCGCATAGTGCTTCGAAAACGTCACTCCTCCAAAATGGTCGCCTAATATACCCAGCTCAGCCATGGCGCGCAAATCGGCAGCCGCCTCTTCCGCCTGCGGATGCTGCTGCAGAACCTTGAGCGCCGAACCGAACCTTTTCATCAGAGGAACCGATAACGCCTGATCCGCCAGTGAGTCACCGAGGAACGGCGTGTTGGCAATAATTGTACCCAGCAGATTGGTGCCGTGAATTATCGGCTCGGCTACACCCGACACGGCCACCTGCGTCACCTTTTCAAGCATCGCGGTGATCTCCTCTGGGCCGGGCAGCCGTCCTTCTTTGAGGTTGTGCCAGATCTCTTTCATTTCCGGATCAGGGAGTGTTGCGTCCAGCTTTTTGTCCAGAATTGGATCAGTCTCACCCGCCAGCCAGCGCGGCAGCAACACCTGCTCCGCTGGTTTGTTGAAAAGCTTTCCGTTCTGCACAATCGTACGCGGTTCGCCGATGGTGCGCTTCACGGCGTAGTAAGGCACTCCGTTCCAAATCATCATGTCGCCATTGGGCCCCACTCCCTTTTCGAGCGGCTGCATGAGACCGGCTTCTTTCAGTGCGTCATGGAAACCGGCACGTCCGCTGGCACGGATTGCCGATACCATCCGCTCCCGTAGCGCCTCCATGCTCGAATCGTATTCATCCGCTAAGCCGGTCGCGAAATTGTTGTTCCGGTTTCCCGGCCGCGCGTACGACTGCCTCGCCGCTGTTGCCGTGTTGATCTTTTCGGGCGTCACCGGTGTCAGTGGGAAATAGGTTTTCAGCGGTCCAGGATGCGTGGTGAGAACCCCTTCGTGTTCCTCATGCGCCTCGGCCAGAGGCTTTTCAATGTGGTCTTTGTACACACGGAGAGCGTCTTGAAAGTTTGGGTTCATCCGGGCATTCTGAAACTCTTCCGGCGACATAACGCTCGTGACCGCTTTCGCCGCCTGCTGGAATATATCTTCGGCGAACGCGCGCAGGAGCGGATAGTCGCCCTTGTCCGCAAGGCTGACAGCCGTATGTCCCAAGTTACGGCCCAGGCCGCGCCGATCCTGCACTTTTTCTAAAAGCGGAACAAGGTTGTCCACGTTAGAGGCCAGCCTCTCATCCGACATGCGATGCACCTGGTCCGCCAGGTCGTTATAGAATTCCTTGCGGCCCAGAAGCCGGCTCTCTGTGCCCGCGCGTAGAAAGTCGGAAAGCGGCATCGAGTCACCGAGCGCCTTGCTCACCAGCGGCATGGCGGTGTGTAGAATGACCGCCGCCCGCGCACGGTATGAGGAAGCCTTGACGCCTGCCAGGAATGCGGGCCGCGAGGCCCGCCGCAGCTCACTAAGATTGCGCACAAACGCAGACTGCAAAGCGCCGGCAGTCGAATAGTGACGCCGCGGCCTCAGAGTCGGTTCTGCTGCAGGCTCCGGCGCGGGAGCCTTAGGGCCGCCAGGTTCGAGCTCTCCCGGCCGTGCCGTTGAATATTTCAGGCCTTTCAGGCGCTCGGCTAGTTTGACGGGGTCTTCAGGTTGCTTTTTGGTCTCAAAAAGCTTGCCTTGGTCTTCGGAAATAGGCTCACTCAGTTTTTTCGAGAAGAGCACTTCCGGACCGCTTACCTTCTCTCTCACATGAGCGGCCAGCCGTCCATACTGCTTCGTGGCCAGCTTGCCGTTGACATCAAGGTTGCCCAGCCGGTAGGCGTCATAGCCGTCCGCGTACCGCCGCTCCAGCGGCCCGTCGAGCGCGGGCTTGCGGATCGTGGCCGGAGTCACCGGCTTGCCTGGACGCCGCGGCAGCCGGATCTCCGCATCCGCCTGCTTCCGCGCACGATTCGCTTCTGCCACGCCCAGCCCGAACTTCTTCTGAATGTCTCGAATCGTCGCATCGGGATCTGCCTTCGCGTAGGCGACAGCCTCCGGCGATACGGGTCTTTCCTTCGCAGGGGCCGCTACCGGCTTCGGTTCTGTCTTCGGAACACTGTCGCGCTCCGCCTGCTTCCGCACGCGGTTCGCCTCAACGACGCTGATCCCAAACTTGCGTTGCAGCTCTTTCAACGATGGGGGGCCGGCGTTCTTAAAGCTCTTCGCATACGCCAGCGCCGCCGCGACCGGATCTTTCGGCGCGGCAGGCTTCACCACCTTGGGCGTGGCCGCTGGAGTCACCAGAGCCAGCCGCTCCGCCGCGATCGGGAAGGGCACACCGTCGCGTTTGACCAGCGCGTCCGACCCGTCCTTGCCCACCAAGGTTCCCTGGATTTCTTTGCCGTCGGCTTTGCCGGTCCAGCGCACTAGGTCACCGGGTTTCGCGACACCGTTGGATAAGCGCAGGCGTGAAAAGAGGACACCCTGCTCCGGGCCATTGCCTGCGCCGCCGAACAGATCAGTCTGCGCGGACTTCGGCCTCTTCAGTTTTTTGAGTTGCTCTTCCCGCGTGAGTGGAGAATCAAACTGTGCCGTCAGCCGCTCACCTTCGAGCTTCGCGCGGTCGTTGATGACGCCGTTCGTTACTTTGTCGGTTTCGGCTTGGTCGAAGAGGGATCCGGTGGTTCCGGCGCGACCTCGTTGTATTTCTCTTCCAGAGCCGCTCTGCCGCCCTTGCGGTAGGCGTTCGCCAGCCGCACCAGGTTTGCTCGTGTCTCCGGCTGGAGCGCTGGATCGTCCTTCGGGTTCGCGGGCCGGATGGGTCCGTTCGGGTGGCTTATCTCGCCCGGACCCGCTATCACCGGGCGAATTCCCGCCTGGTCCATCAGGTTGTCGATATATTGATCCATCGAGTCGCTCATAAAGTGCCTTCCTTAGTCCGGGCTGCACGCGCGCGAGAAAGCTCAATGCTTTGTCGCCGTGCTGCTTAAAGATTAACTGAAAATAGTGTTCCAGCGCGTCGAGCGCTTCTTCCCTGGTCAGGCCGAGCCTACGGTATTCCCCTGAAGCCAAGAACGCGGGAACTTCTGACGGAACTTCTGCTGGCCTGTACCCGCCGCCGATCAGGGCTCTTGCTGCTTTCATCACGGCAGGATGCTCCAATAGAGGGCCGGCCGACACATGACCCAGGAAGCTATGTCCCGGCAGCCGCAGTTGTTCCCGGTGTATCAGTTCATGGCGCACCGTTTCACGGAGAGATGCCTCGTCCGGAGACTTCGCCCTGAATTTTGCTGTAGCATCCGGAGATGCCACGACGACAACGGCACCGTCCTCCATGGCCCTTCGCCAAGTCTGCGCCAGTCGGCGGACAGCGCTGGCGGCGGCTGCCGAAATACCCCGCTGCCCGGCGAGACCTTCCAGCGATTGCAGAACACGCGGAGCAAGCTTGCGTCCGACCGTCAATCCGTTGGTGGTGGCCACGTCGATCACCGAATTGCCCCACGAATCTCTCATTACCCGATCAAGTACCCGCATGGCACCTTCATTGACATAGAGCCTTCCGTCGCCTGCGCCCGAGCCACGCATAAACCGCGCATCGGCGTTCGCCACGTTCACTTCGTCTGAGGCCTTCGGATTATAAGGCCGCAAAGATTTCGATGCCGCCACTTCGCCCGGACTTGTGCCGGGGCCGCCGCGAAACGCGCTCTCAAAGGATTCCCGCTGCGTCGGCGGCTCAAAGAATGCCGACTGCGCTCCATCGCGCGACAGCGCCGCATCGTTCGCATACTGCCGGAACGCCAAGCGGGCCTTGACCGGACCCTGCTGGAACGTCTTGGCGATGGCGAGAGCCTCGGGAGAGTAACTGGACACTTTCCCGCCAATGTCTGTTTGTTTGGCAAGATCGTCCAGATTTCGAATGCCGTGCGCCTTCGCCTCCGCCAGCGCACCGAGCGCTTCCCGCACCGCCTGCGTTACGCTCCACTCTGGCCGGTCCTCCACGCGCAGCACTTGCGGCGCAATCTGCTCCAGCTTGTTGCGCAGCTCCGGCGCGGTCTCGGCATAATCGCCCGGCTTCTCAAACAAGCGACCCACCAGCGCCTTGGCGATGCGGCTCTTCGCCTCCGGCGTGAGCTGCCCGCGCTCGTCCAGATAGCCGTTTTTCTCCTGATCCGTGAGCACGCCATCCTTAACCAGCGACTGCACCATCTGGGCGCCCTTGTCACCGCGCAGCGCTTGCGCCAGCGTCGAGTCCTCGCCCACGTCGGCCAGGTTGCCCGAGATCTGCTCTACCGTCCGGGTGCTCAACCGCCTTCCGTCCGTCACCGCCTGCTCTTCGGGCGACAGCTTTGCCGCCGCAGTCTTGTTGAAGTCGGTAATCGCCTTCTGTGCCGCGGCCTGGTCGGGCTGGTTCACCAGCTCCCGCGTGAGGATCGGCTTATTGAATCGCGGCAGCTCATTCGGGTCAATCCCGTACTGCGCGGCATTCTTGGCCAGCTGGTCCCGATAAGCCTGCGCGCCGGCCGGATTGCTGGCATACACGCGGTTCAGCGTCATCGTGCGGTTGTTCCCGCCCAGCGCGTTGCCGCGCGGATCAATGATCGGAGCGCCCTGCTCCGCTGTCGGCGAAGGCGTCAGCGTGTAATCCGGCTTGAAATTGCCCGGAGCGGAATACTCGGCCACCCGCGCCGCGTTCTGCGGGTTTGAATAGTCGCGGTCGTTCGTGTATTCGTAGGCCGGGTTCGGCTCAAAGTTGTGCGGATTGTGCGACGGCACGACGTCCGCCAGTTCCCGCACCGAGTACCTTGCCGGGTAGCTTGTCTTTTCTCCCGGCACATTCACATCGACCGGGTTGCCCACAGCGGACGCGGTCTTCGGCGGCCTGACCGCTACTTCTTCTTTGGAGCCTTCGGCATTGCCGGCGGCGCCGCCTGCATCAGCTGCTGGTGCAGACTCCCCGCCGCCACCGGCGCTTTCTTCTTTGCTGGCGGAGCCGCCTTGCTGGGCTTCGACATTTTCGCCTTCTTGCCCTTGTCGCCCGGTAGTCCCGATCCCATCCACGGAAACACTTGTCCTGTTGTCATTCGTCTCACCTTCCTTCGCTTTCGTCTCACTCGTCCTCGCCACCGGGCTCTTGCGTCCCGGCGGCGGATCCACCACAAACCCTTCGGGCGGCGCACTCGCGGTGCCCGGTTTCACAACCCTCGAACCGACCGGCTGCTTCCCAGCCAGGCCATCGTTCTCACCAGAAACCTCACCCGGAAGCTGCTGCTCCATCGGCGCACGCTCCGGCCCTAGCACGTTATCCGGCATGATGGCCGGTTTCGGTCCCAGCTTGCCCGCCAGATGACCAGCGACACCGCCAGCGACCAGGCCAGCCCCAGCGCCACCCAGTTCCGCGTAGCCGTCCGGCACGCCCGCCTTTTTGAGACCCGCCTCGGTGCCTTCCTGCGCCAGCATGCCCGCGCCCAGACCGCCCACTGTTTCCAGCGGAGCAGAGGTAATTGCCGCCGGCAGCAGAGGCGTGGCTGCTTCCAGTCCGCCGCCAAGCACCTTCGCTGCACCGCCAGCAATCGTCGGATTCATCGGCGGTGCCGGTAGCGGCACGCCATACATACCCATCGTGTGGCCGTCACTGACGCTCGGTTCCGTCAGGCCGGTCGCCACCTGGCCCGCGCCGTCCAGTATTTTCTTGCCGCCGCTGATCGGCGAATCCAGCACCGGAGCCGGCGTCATCTCATCGCCGACGGTGAACCGCCGTCCCGCGCGGTTGAATGTATCCGAAGGCTGCGCTAATTCCTGCGGCGTGTAGCCGCGCAGCGCATGCGGAATCGCCGACTGCTGCATCTGATTGCCGACGTGCGTCAGCATGTCTGCCACCTGCTTGGCGTTCAGCTCTGCCTGCTGAACCGCATCCGCCGGCTTAGGCAGTCCCGCCAGTGCCGGGTGCGGCGGATCCAGCACAAACCCGTCAGGCAGACCGGAAGTCGGCGCTGCTTTCGGCGGATCCAGCACAAAGCCGTCCGGCAGCGCGCTTAAATCGGCTGCCACGCTTTGCCGTCCCAGCGAACCTGTTTCTTAGTCTTCGGATTGGTAGCTGTCTGGCCCACCGTGAATCGCTGGGCCTGGGCAGGGGCCGCAGCAGGAGAGGCCGCAGCCTGTTTAGGAGCGGATGCCCCCGGCTGCGCTCCATCCCGTATCGCCTGCACCGCCTGCTGAGTCGACACCTGCGGAGTCGCCCCGTAGCGCTGCATGGCGTCGTTCTTTTCCGCCACCACTTCTTCGCGCCGCTTCGTCACAGCTGCAAAGCGGTTCTTCATGTCTTCCAGCTGCGCGGCCTTTTCCTCATCCGTCGCGGCTGCATCAAACTTCTTCAAGGTGCCGTTCTTGTCCACGTAGTGCTGCCCGCTCTTTAGCGCCGTGCCAATGGCCAACCGCTGCTGGTCGATTTCAGACTCTTCCTTGGTGAGCCGCTGGTAATCCGCGAGTGCCTTGTTCTTCACATCCTGAGCAGCGTTCGCCGTCAGCGCTCGCGTATTTGCATTAGCCGCTTCCACTTCCGGGTGAGCGAATTTATCCGTCTTGCCCTTCGCATTCAACGGTGTTTCCTTCACCGTCCCATCGCTCATCTGATTCACGATGGTCTGATTGCCCTTGTCGTCGCCGATGATCTGCGTATGCAGCACGGTCGGCGAATTATCTTGCTGCGGCGGATTCAGCCAGTGTGCCATCGCCCCGAGTCCAGCCAGATGCTCCGGAGACACCTTTGACCCGCGCGGCAGCCCCGCCGCGTCCGCCAGCTTGTCGCTGATCGCAATGCGATCCGCATCCTCCAGCGCCTTCTTGTTGGCAATCGTGCGGTCTAGCTGGTCTTGCAAGCTCGGAGCCTGCAAAGTCTGCCCCGCCACCGTGTAGGTGCGTGACGGATCGGCCGGCACATCGGCCGGAGTTGTGTTTTTGAAGTCCAGCGACATCCCGCCGGTGGACTGAAGCGTCGGTGCGTTCACCTGCGGTGTGGGCGCGGGAATACTCACGTTCCCGTTCCTCACCGGCTGCGCGCCGCCCGCCAAAGCCTGCCCGAGACTCTGCTGCTGCTGCGCCTGAAACTCCTGCTGCGCCAGCTGCTGCCTGGCCTGTTCGGCTGCCCGCTGCTGCTGCAGCTCGCGCATCTGCAGCGCCGCCTGCGTCAAATGCTGCGCCACTTGCACGCCCTGACTCAGCGAGTCGAAGAATGGCTGCATGTATTCGTTGGCTGGCATGTTTATCCTCCCCAGGCGTTCAGCGCCGCCAGCAGTCCCAACCCCTGATTCGTGCCGCCGTTCAGCGCGGTCAGCCCGCCCGAAAGCGATCCCGCCGCCACGCTGCCCGGCACCGTGTATGTGCCGCTGGTAGAGCCCACATTTGTTCCGGTCGATGTGCTGCCCGGCGAGGCAAACCCGAAGCCCGTGGCCTGCGCGATCGCGTTCTGCTGCTGCTGTAGCGCATAGCTCTGCAGCTGGCTCTGCAGATTTCCCACCGCGCCTTCCCGTCCGACCTCAGTCTGGACGGCGGCTGTTCCGCTGGCTCCGCTGTTTCCGAACCCTCTTGCGCTGAGGCTTTGTTGCAGCCGGTCTCCGATCCCCTTGTACGTCTGGTTGATCTGGTCGGTTCCCGCTGTCGCCATCGGCGTCGTGTTGATGCCGTTCGTCATCTCGTTCTGCAGGGCATTCCCCGCCGCCGACTGCACTCCCTGCTGCGTGTTTGTGAACGTGGGTGTCGTCGAGCCGTACTGCGATTGCTGCGTGGTCGATGCGTTCGTGCCCGTCCGTGCCGCTTGTGTGTTCGAGAGGCCGCCCAGCAGCGCTCCCAGGCCTGTCATGATCGCCATAAAAATCCTCTTTCGTGATTCCGGCGATCACCAGGTCCGCCAGGCGGCCGCCGCATTTCGTAAAGCTTTTCAGGCATCCTTCTTCGGGAATGCCCACCCGCTTCAGCAGCGCGCGCACGCGCCAGTTCGCCGCCAGCACCGGGCAGCTCACGCGCTCATAGCCCAGCGCAAAAATCTCTTTGAGACACAGCCGCACCGCGGCATCCGTCGTCTTCCGGCCCAGCGCATGCGGCGAGAAGAAGCAATGCCCCACGCCCGACACTTCATTCACCGGCTCGAACGACAGCCAGCCGCACAGCCTGCCGCCGCGCAGCACGCCCCACGTCTTGCCGCCCAGGGCATCCATGCGCCGCGCCTGCTCCACCAGCGCATCCGTATTGCGCAGCGCGAAGTCGTCCGCCAGATGCCCCAGCACCGGTTCAATCCACGAAAAGGCAACGGGCAGATAATGCTCCGGAAACGGGGAGATGAGGGTTATGGCTGTTGGTGGCGTGATCACATCCCTTTAGTCGAGGGAGGCGTCCGACAAAGGGAAAACGTGGACGGCCACGAACATTCCTGCTACGGTTTGTTTATGCCAACAGCAAAACCGGCGAAAGCCGCCGCAAAGAAGACCATGGGCAAATCCCGGACCGCCCGCGCCTAAAGAGTCTGAGCCGTCACGTCTATCGCTGGCGGCTCGACTTCCCACCCCAGCAGGTTGATCTGATCAAACGCCCACGGCGTCAGATTCGTGAACCCCTTTGCCTGGATCGCGCGGTAATCCCGCCACTGCGCCACTCCGGGATTGTCCACCGTGTACAGCACCCGCACTTTATTCTTCGGCCAAGCCAGCGCCGCCATATTCGTCAGCGCTGTTTCCACAAAGTTCATGTTCCGGTCGCTGGTCAGAAACGCCAGGTACTCCAGCTTGAAGTATTGGAACGGTGCTGTGTTCTGCGCCTGCCACTGCACCGGAAAGCTGATGTACGCATTCAGCCGCCCGCCAACCGCGGAAATCGGCGTTTCCACCGGTCCGTTCACATCGGCAGGCCACAGAATCTCAAATTGAGCCGACGGGTAGGTCGCCTGCACGGTGTTGATGATGGCCGTCACGTGCCCGTTCAGCCGCGCCGCCAGGAAGTTCGCATCCGCGTAGCTGTTCACGCTCGGATCATCATTCGGCGTCAGGAATGAATGCAGGGGCCGCCCGAGCGCAGCCGTGGCCGCCGCGCGCGTGGCATCGTCCCAGAACGCCATCCCCGTCGCCCCCGCAAACGGCCCGCCTTCCTGAAAGAACCACCACAAGTGCTCACCGCACTGCAACTGCACGGGCAAACCAGCCGCCGTCTGCAGATCCGCCAGGTGCATGAACGCCGCTTTCTGGTATGCGAGGAATGGCGCGGCCATCGGCACACACTGCGAACTGTTCAGAACCCCGAAGCCGGTGGATGTTTCGACCGCCGTGCCATCGGCGAAGCGGCAGACCCACACATTCGCCGCGCCTACCGTGCCCGCCGCTGCCGTCGCCGCTGTGTCGGGAGGCTGCACGATTTCGAGCGAGAAGGCGCTGACGACACTCGTCCCAAGCGCGGCCGCCGTGGCATACAAATCCGCATGCCACTTCTCTGCGCCATAATTCAGCGCGGGCGATTGTGTCGGGTCCACCAGCCAGGTTCCCGCCGCGCTTCCGGTCAGGGAGCCCGTCACCGCGATCGGATTGGCCGTGCTGTTGCGATACGCGCTGAACGTCGAAATTTGATAGGCGGAGGCAGAAGAACGCACCGCCACGGTTAGCACAGAGCCGGACACGGACGCCCAGACACCGGCAAACACTTCGTTGATGTAGTAGGAGAAATGCGCCGCCCAAGTGGACGCCGTCTCGGAGGCAAAGACGCTCTTGCCGATGGTCGTTCCGCCCAGATTGAGAAACAGGCCGTCGCCGACCGCCGGACTCACCGTGCTGAAGTCGATACTGGCGTGTGCCAGCGATTGCGTTGTATTGTTGCGCTGATTCCACCAGAACACCCCGACGTACTCATCAATGGGACCGCCCGCGAATCCGAGTTTCTGGATCATCCACAAAAGCCTTTGCGGCGCGAGTTGATAGCCGTGCTGGGTATCGTAGTCAATCGCCGGCGCCCGGTCCGTCCAGCTTCCCTGCGGATCGGGCACGTCAGACGCCACCGCCGCCTCTAAAAAATCGAAATAGCAATAACCGTAGCTGGAGATACCGGCGGGCGGCGTCTGCCCGGCCTTTACCGTCAGCACCACCGTATGCTGGCCCGGTGCAATGCCCGTAGCAATCTTGCGCCTGGTCGAGATCGCTTCCGAGATGGCTCCGCCGGTAGAGGGTGTCCCGACCGTTACGCCGCCCGATCCCGTCGCATACGTCACCGCCATCATGTTCAGGTCGGGCTTCGCCACGCCATCCACCGTCACGCCGAAGATGCCGCGATCCGAGTAGATCGACGTGCCCACCCACAGGTCATGCGTGAACTGCGACCAGTAGGTGATGGTGATGTGATCGCCTACCGTGTTCGAGTAAATCGCAAAGCCCTTCGAGAACCAGCCCACGTCCGTCGTGTTCCACGTCCCCACCGCCGTCGTCCAGGCGTCCGTTTCCTCCACGCGCACACTGCCCGGTCCCGCCACCTGCTGCGCGGAGATCCCATGCGGATCCGCCGTGATGCCCCAGTTCGAAAACACCGCGTCTGCCGTGGTGTCGGTGTAAGCCGCCGAATTCGCCAGTGCCGGAGCAAACGTCAGCCACGCCTGGCGCAGGGAGTCAATTCCCAACGCTGTGAAGTCGATCTTCACATGAAACGTCACATTCGAATTGCCGCCGCTGAGCTGGATCGGATTCGTGACCACGCCTGCAACCTGAAAGTTCTGGCGGCTGCTGTTTGTCGCCACCCAGTACAGCCGGATGAAGTTGCCGACGTCCCCGGCCGGGGACGCCGTAATCGTGATATTCGCACCGCTCGATGTAGCCGACAGAGCCAGTGCATTCCCGGAATAGCTGTAGGCGTTCACCGCCGCCGCGAGCTGCGCCGCCACATAGGTGGGATTGTCGCTGCCCACCATCGTGTAGCTGTAGGCGTAATTCTCGAACCAGAGCGTCAGCACATCGCCGGCCACCGAACTGCCGCAGCTCACAGCGATGGTCACCGATGCCGCCGTATGGCTCCCGCTCGTTAGCGTCGTCGGATGAGTGTTCGCCAGCGTGTACGCGCTGGTGCCCGTCAGGTTCGTCTGGATGTTGCCAAATGACAGATCCACGCGGCCCGTGCTGCCGTCCATGCGGATGAAATCCAGGTACGGGAAATCGATGGTCGGAAAGAACGGCGTGTCCAATTGCGCCAGGCCGGTGTACTGCACATCGAACTCCAGCACGATGCCGCTCAGGCTTCCGTCCGGCAGCGCCTTAAGCCTAGGGTGATGATAGAAATCATCCGTATCGAAGATGACCAGCACCCAGAACGCCGCTGGGTCGCGGAACACGCCGGAAACCGTAAAGCCCGTCGCCGTCGCCGAATGAAGCGAAGCGGGCGAGTCGATGCCGGAGAAGCCGCGGAAGTAAATGGACCGGTTCGGCTGGAACTTGTAGATGCGTTCGCTCATCTACCCTTTCAGTCGGCTTACCGCACCAGAACCGTGAGGTCCGATCCTGGAAACGAAACACCCGTCAGCGTGGCCCCCACACCCGTAATATCCAGCCGGATGATCGCATTCGCCGGAATGGGCCCGGCACCCGAAATGCTGCCAGACCCCGAGAGCGCCCCTGCCGCGATCGTCACCACCGGACCCCAGGCCGCCCCGGACACGTAAAGCTGTAGCGTGATCGGCGAACCAATCGGCGCAGTCTTCACGAGCGCCACGATGGTGCTGAATGTCTGCGCAGCCGCCAGTTCCAGAATCGGAGCCACATTCGACTGAATCGCCAAAATGCCCGGCACCGTCAGCACAATCTGGTTCACTGAACCGGACGCCGTGCTGCCGCTCGAAACAGTACTGCTGCCAGTCAGAGCGCCCAGGATCGTCCCGATGCGCCGCAGCCGGTCATTCAGGACCGGTAGCGACAGCGCTGAAATCTCAAGATTGCCCGTGCTGTTGCTGCTGCTCGGCATAGCGCTGCGCTCTCCTGTTCCGCAGATACGTCAAACGGGGACACAAGCTGCGGCAGAATTCCTTCCAAACGCCATGCCGCTTCTTCGCCAGAAAGGGTCTCGTGCAGGACCGGCACACCGCCGATTTCATCGGCACTTTGTCCTTCCGCTTATTCGGCATCCGGCGTCTCCGCGTCCGCACCCGCAATAAAATCGCGCCAGCCCCATTCGCCAGGCCCCGCCAATCCGATCTCCCGCATCCAGCCGCGCACCGCATACACACGCGCTGTCGTGTTCTGCGGCAGCACATCAATACGCCACAGCCGCCCGCGAATGTTCGGCTGCAGCGGGAACTCAAAGATGCCGCGCGTCGTCGTGGCCGGAGCCGCATACACCATGCGCTGCGCGATCCCGCCCGGCAGATCCGTCCAGATCGCGATATCCACCTGGCCCACCGCATCCACTTCCATCTTTTTGCACAGCGCGATCCGCTCACTGTGGAAATCGAGTAACTGCGACCCGCGCACCGCCGCGTCCCGCTCTTCCATCGTGTAGTAGATGTAGAGCGCATGGATGGCCGGAGACACGCCCGTCGCCGTGCAATTGATCTCGATGCGCACACTGATGTGCGGATACAGGTCATCGCCGGTGGTCCCGTTCGAGTCGGTCTGTGTCGGCTCCAGCGCCAGATAGAATTTCTTCCGGTTTGTCCCGCTGAGAGTGAACGTGGTGGCCGACGCCTTCGCTCCGGCCGCACCGGAATTGTCGTAGAAGATGTAGACCGTCGCCGTCGCGCCCTGCAGCTCCGCGTCGATCACGATCTCCTGATAGCTCTTCGGTGCGTCGCCGGTGCCCTGATCCAGGAACGGCGTTTGCCAGATAAGCTGCTGCCCGCTCTGCGCCTGCTGCACAGCTCCCAGCAAATTGCCGGCGGAATCCCCGGCATACCAGAGCCATTGACTCCCCCAGCTCAGCGCGGCCGTGATCGCGTAATTACCCAGATGGGACAAGAATTGAGCGCAGCGCACACTGCCGTCGCCGCCCAGGCTCATCAGGAATTGTGCTGTGATCCCGGCCCCGCTCACGCAGTTGCCAATCAGGGCCGTGCCATTCAGAAACGCCGCCAGCCCCCGCACTGTGTAGCCACCCGGGAAGAATGACGGCTGCGCGATATCGCTGGCACCAAACTGGATCCACTGCTTACCCACGAACACAGGCGAGATCCTCTCGCTCTGCAGAGCCGCGCTGTCCAGGTTGAACAGATAGAGCCCGTCCTTGCTCAGCATCAAGTCCGCGCTGCCCGCCACCGCCACGGACGTCTTAGACAGTGCGCCGCACGTTGCCGCCGTCTGCTCCAGCGTCCCGGTCACCACATCGCCCAGCAGCCGCCACACCGTCCGCTCCTTGTAGATCGCCGCCAGGCGCGCATGCAGGGTGATGGTTTGGATCTTCTCGTCCGACTCGCCCACGTTCACCCAGTTGCCTGTCGGTTCACCGTCCTCCGACCCGGGAAACAGCGGAACGCCGTCCTGCGACCAGTACAGCTTGTTGTTTTTCCACGCCAATAGCTGGTTGAAATAGGGCCCCACGACGCCCACGTTATCCGTTGCCACGCCGGCAGGCGGAGGATCGTTTGTAGTGGGCATCAGGATCCCCAGCTCTTCCAGCGCCAGATCCGTCTGCCGGTCCAGGTACGTCGTCGTGGTGTTGTCCTCCAGCTCCACCACCTGGTAAGCGCTGCCCAGCTCGCCGCCCTCGCGGTAAATGCGACGCTTCACCACATCGCTGTCTGAACTCACCGGAATCGCGGATAGTTGCACTGCCCCCACCGTGGGCGTGACCGCCTGGCTGACCGGACCGGGATTTGTTTCTAGGCCCGCCGAGTTCACAAATGTCGCGTAGTAGTAATACGTCCCGACCATCGCCGTCGCATCGGACAGCGCATAGCCCGGGACGACCGATGCCGTCTGAGTGGGTGTCGCCGGAGCGCCCGTTCCCGAGGAGGTCGGCATCACCGTACCCGAGGCCGCCAGCGTGGCGTCCGTTTGCGTGTCCGTCCAGGGCTGTGACACGGACGGATAATCGAACGGATATGCGAACGTGTTGACCAGATACTTCGTGGTGAGCGTTCCACCCGAGCGGTACACCCGGATCTGATCCACGAAGACGTTTGGAATGGGCAGACCCACAATCGAGATCGCGCCGCCGGATGCCACCGCCGTCACACCGGGACCGCCCGCCGTTTCCACATTCGTGTATTGCGTGCCACCTGAGAAGGCCGTGTACACGAAGTAAGTGCAGAAATATTGGTAGGTGCCGGACAAGCCTCCAGAGGAACCCGAGTAAGCCGCAGCCGTAATCGCAGTCGCCGGAAGAGCCGGCAGCCAGGTCGAGACCGCCGCACCGGTCAAAACCGCCGACAGGATCAGCGGATTGATCTTGAGCTGCTTCAAGCTGTCCAGCAGCCAGACGAAGCCGTTCCACAGGAGGATGCTCAGCGGGTTACCGCTCAAACCCGTGGCGATCGCGGTGGGGCCCGCCGCCGCGCCACCATCCGGCCAGTAGAAATAGAGCGATGTCCCCGCGCCGATGAGATACGCCCCGTCCACGCCGAAGTTCACCTGCCACACACCAGCCAGTTGAGGCTGTGTCACCGAGTAGCTCTGCAGCTTGACTATCGTATGAATGGCCGCGCCGACATTGCACAGCACCTGAAACGTATCCCCGCCGCGCAGCACGCCGGATTGATCCACGCGGAAGTTCTGCAATGCGATCGCGTCGTTCGGCGCTTTGTCGCTCGGCGGCAGCAGATTCAGGCTGCCGGGAAACACCCGCTGCTCATCGCGCTTCACGGTTGCCCCCAATAACTGCAAATGATCTGTTCATACATCTTCACCATCTGCGCCGCGGCCGCCGCCACCTCCGGCATCGCATTGGGCGACTCCTTGCCGCGCGCCCGCTGCAGCGCGAAGTAGAGAAAGTAATCCTGCAGCAGCGCGTGAATGGGAGATGTCGTCTGGCCCGTGCTGATGGCAGGCGGAAGCACCTGGTCCACCAGTGTCACCGAGTTGACCGCGCCGGGATACGGATACAGCGTGATCGTCCCCAACGCGCCCGCATCCATCGAATAGCGCCCAGGCACCTGCTGAGTCCAGCACGCCGCCCCGGACCAGTAAGAATCCAGCGCCACCAGTTCCGCCGCCGACACCGGACGCATCTGCTGCCCGTTGACACTCGCAAAGATGGTGTTGAGCCAGTCCGCCGGCAGCGCATAGCTTCCCGTGCCCGCAACTGTCGAAAAGGTTTCCGCCGCCACAAACAACCCCAGCTCCGCCAGGCGCGACTGCGCTTCCCAGAACCAGCCCCACACTTCCGCCTGGGTGCACCAGTCCAAATCACCCCATCCGCCCGTGACGCCGAGGCGCTCCAGCAGCACTGTCGTCATCGGAGAGAGATCGAAGCTCACCGTTTTGTCCTCGTCAGTTCAAAAGGCATAGCCACTTCGAGACCGGAATCGCGAGTGCGCTGCCGCACCAGACCCGCCACTATCTGCGCTTCCGCCATGAATTCGTCGAAGTAGGTCTGAAATTTCGCAAACTCCTGCCCGCCCTCCACCTGCCTCACCGCCCAGGCCGCATAACTCGCCAGCGCCCAGTGCGAAGCAGGCCGAATCTCCGGCACGTCCGACAGATTCACCAAAGGCACCGGAGGCCGCACATGCACTATCGTCAGTTGCGAGGCCGTAGATGTTTGGGGATAGACCGCGAGGAAGTCGAGGCCGCACAGAGCATACCGCGCAGGAGTTCCCAGAGAGCTCTGCCAGTTGGCCTCCACGGCTTCCAGTTGCGCCAGCGAAGCAGGCCGCAGCAGCCGCCCGCCGTAGTAGATCCTCCGAGCCAGCACGAAGCCCGAGAGAGCCGGCAGCACGTTGTAAAGAGCGGTATTCGCCGCTAGCGGAAACGTTTCGCTCGTCTCCAGGCAAAGTGACACGAGACAGAAGAGCCGCTGCGCCTCATTGATCGCATCCAGTACGCCGGGATAATAAGTGCCGTTATCGCCCAGCCGCGTGAGCGCCAGCGACTCAATCTGGGATAGGGTCAAAGCAGTTGTCTCCCAGCCCGCGGATCACCCGTTGCATGCGATGCCGCGTGTATTGGCTCGCCATCCTCGGACGCGGATACGGCTTCTGGCTGTTTTCGACGTGCACCATGCCCATCAAATGCTTCTCAAACAGCACCTCGAACGCTTCGGCCTGGTCCATCCTGCCGCGCATCTCCAGAGCCAGGTCCGCCTTGCACCCAGCCAGCAGCGCCGCACAACTCACAAACGCCAGCGGGCCGTTGGTCGTGGAGGTGCCGTCAAAGCCTTCCGTGACGGAGTCGTACACAATCGGGTAGCCGCGCGCCACGGACGGCAGCGGCCACAACATGATCTGCTTGACGGTAACGCCCGTCGCCGGATCCACGCCGTCCGGCTGCGGGATGTAGCGCTGCACCGGGCCGCCCACAATCGCAGCGCCTTCCAGTTGCCCGAACTCGTATTCGTCCATCGGAGGAATCGCCACGCCGGTCCAGGGACTGCGGATCATCTTGAGGTTTCGGCAGGCATCCGGCAACTGATAGACCGCGCGTCCCAGCCAGTAACCGAGGCTGGTGTTGGTGTACCCCTCGAAGGGCCGATCCAGTGTCAATGTCGTATTGGTGAGAATCGTGACCGTGTACGGATTCCCGAAACACGTGACAAACTGCAAACCCGTCATCGACGATACCCAGGTTGTGCCGGTGCCCGTGACGGCCGTCGATCCTTGCGTCACAGAAACAGTGCCCGTGGTGTACGCCGCCAGCGTTTGCAGCATCCCCGACACTTCCAGGCCCTGCCAGCCCATGCGCGAGAGAATCAGCGCATAGCGGGAATTGATCTTTTCATCAATGGTGTCGAGCGACACGCCGTTGCCCGCGAACTGCTGCAGCAGCAGCCTGATCTGGCCCCAGCTATAAAGATTGCTCATAAGTCCTCAGTACCGATACCAGGCCTGCAGCGTCTCGCCCGTGCCTGGAATGGCAACGGTCAGAAACGTGATGGTCGCCCCGCTGATCGTGTAGTCGATGCCCAGCTTCTGAATCAGCCCGTTGCGCGTCAGTTGCAGTGAACTGCCCGCTGGCGTGTGGTTCAAAGTGAACGCGGAGTTTGTCCCGTTGATCGTCCCGCTGGGCACTTCCGCATCCGAGTAATTGAAGCTGGCGGAAGATCCCGTGTAGCGGTACCAGGCCTGCAGCAGATCGCCAGTCGCCGGAATCGTGCCCGACACAAACGTCAACGTGGCACCGCTCAGCGTGTAGTCGAAGCCGCCCGCCTGGAGAATCTGCCCGTTCTTCACGAGTTCGAGGCTGGCCGCCGGGCTCGGTGCGTGCGCCAGCGTAAAGGTGGCGTTCGTGCCATTCACCGAGCCGCCAGGTACTTCGGCATCGGCATACGAAGTGGAACTGGTCCCGACCGATGTCACCGCGCCAGGCGGCCCCGCAGGACCTTGCGGACCAGTCGGCCCGGCCGGAATCCCGAAATTGAAGACCGCCGCGCTCGACGTTCCGCTGTTGTTCACGGTCGGAGTCGCACCAGCCGCCAGCGCCGTGGCCGTTCCCGCTGCAATCGTCGCCGCCGCGCCGGCCGGACCCACGGGACCAGGCAGGCCGCTTCCCGGACCCGCTACCACCAGCAGCGAGAATCCCGCCGGCCAGACTCCGTTTGCCCTCGGGCCGTAAATGTTGTAAGCCGACGCGTCGAGGTAGAAATCGCCATCCGTACCCAAGGAATTCGCCGGCGCGCCGTTACCGTGCCAGATGGTGTTGACGGAATGGGGAAGAGTCTGGAGCTGGCTAGTCTGCGCCGCCATTGGCAGCCAGACCGCCAGGAGCAATGCGAAGCAACGAAGCATGTCTTCCTAGAATGTTTCGACGGAGAGCGAATACGTGTAATTGGAGCTATCGCCGTGGACCATGTTGATGTCCCACTGCACTGGAAGCCCCCGGCTGACGGAATGCACCACATCGCCTTCGACTGCCGCCAGGTTGCCGGACAGCAGTTCATAGACGTAAATGCCCACGCCCGTAATTGGGGTCGGAGCCACCAGAATCTTGGCAGTGTTTCCGCTGGCGCGGTCATAGCCGCGCCACTGCAGGGTCAGTCCGCCGGTGCCGGAGGCCGCCGTCACGTTTACATACGCGCGGCCCCCGTGCATCGTATATTCTTCCGTCTGCGGAGTAGCCGTCGTCGCCGTGCGTGTGGCACTGCGCAACAGCACCCGCTGAGTGCGTACCTTCATGTTTCTCCTACGAGAGAATGTTTACGGCGTTGGCCGGGTTCACCGCCAGCGCCGCATACTGCGCATTGACATACACCGTCTGGACGCCCGAGCCCGTGTTGCTGATGATGAGCTGCAGCGCCAGTTGCGGCGTTCCGAACTCCGGATCCAGCGCCGTCGACGTCACCACTTGCGTATTGCCCGCCAGGAAAGCCAGCGAGGCATTGGCAATGTTCGAGCCCATGTCCGCCGTCGCCAGCGCCCAGAACGAAGGCAGAATCGCCAGGTTGTGATTGCCGCTCGCGGCCACCACGTTCTCTGAGGCCAGGTAACGGATCTGGCGGCCGTTCGCCGCCGGTGCCGTCCCGGTCACGCCGCCCATGCAGGGCAGATCGTTGGCGAGAGACTGGTACGCGCCGGGCAGCAGGTTCGAGCCCTGCATCGCAGTCAGTGTCGCCGGCAGAAACAACCCGAATACCGGTTCGCCGGTCACCGGCAGGTTCGCGATGCCCGCCTTCACCACGGTATTGGTCGGTGTCGTCGCCGCCGTTCCCACGGTGGTACCCGTCGCCGAGCCATACAGCGCCAGAAGCGCCGCATCCAGTTCGTACGCCGCCATACGCCCCAGGCGAACAGCCAAGTCATAGGTTAACGACGCATTGCGGTTGACCACATCCACGGCGACCTGTTCGCCCACTTTGAGGCTCTGGTCAATGAAGGTGGTGGACGCGGCCGTCACGCCGTTGACCGTCATGTTGCCGCCCAGCGCGATTGCGGGCTGCACCGTGCGATACGCCAGCGCCAGCGCCACGGATTGCTGGATGGTCAGCTTGGCCACCAAGGGCGCCAGGCTGTTCAGCAGCTTCAGGCAGTCGGCCTGCGACGGAGTGCCCGCGGTCGTGGCAGGCAGATTCACGGGGTACCAGTTCGAAGGCACTCCGTTTGGCTGAATATCCTGAGCGCCCTTGTGGCTGATCGCCACGCCGCCCAGGCGTGCAAACTGGCTGGTCAGGTGAGTGAGGTGTGTAGATTTACCCATCGTGTTTTCCTCGTTCAGGAGAACGGAGATGACAACCATGTCAACTACAAGTTGTCATTCCCGTTATGTCCCTGAAAACTAAGCGCTCGGCGCTCCCGCCACGCCAAAGAAGCCATTCCAGCCGCAGCTAAAGCGCATCCAGCCGGCCGTCTTCATCGACCGGCTCTCAAAATCCACGCCATGAACGGTGTTGAACGCTTCCCGGTCATACCAGCGAAGCTCGCACTCTTCCGGAGTCGCCTGCACATACCAGGCATGCGGATCGTTCAAGTAGTCCCACACCATGGCATTCTCGAACGTTCCGAAGCCCATATCCTGGCGGAACGCGTTGATTGCGCGATTCGCGGTGTCGGGGCGGTCCATGCCCTTTAACTGCTCAGCCGCCACAAAGGCCAGCTCGGGCGGAACAATCAGCGTCTTGGGAACAATCCGCTGACGAAGCCCGCGATGGTTGACCGTGCGGCGCATCAGCGTGATGATCTGGCGAATGCTATCCACATCGGGATCCGCCGCGATCGCCAGCATGTTGCTCTGCACGCCGCCACCGATCAGAGGGTGCGCCGTGGAGAAGAGCGGCACACCGTCCGGACCGGGGAACGTGGAGTCAAAGCCCCTGTTGAAATTGTAAGCAGCAGTGATCTCGCGCGTCTCATGCGCCGAGCGGCCGAGTTCGACGGCCAATTTTTTGATGACGCCAAACTGATCGTCGTCCATCGAGATCTTGCTGACCTTAAAGCCCATGCCATATTGCAGGTGCAGATAGGTCTTGCGGAATCCGGGCAGCGGCGTGTCGTACCGCACGCCCACACCTTCGCCCACCACCGGAACGGTGCCGAAGCCGGTCACTTCGGTGGTCTGTTCAATCGACCGCGATGATTTTTTCATGCGGTAGACCTGCTGAAACTGCGCCGGGAATTGCGCGTACTTGGTCATGATGACCTCGTCCAGCGCGGGCAGCATCGAGGTCAGGTTTAAATCGGGGAGTAACTGTCTGACAATCATGTGTTTCTAAGTCCTGTTTCTCTTTCTGCCGCGCCTTAGACGCCGGCGCTTCCGTAGGCAAACTGGTGCTTCAGCACGATCACTTCGACAATGGCGTTTGCGCCTTCGGAGTTCGTCAGTGCCCGTCCGAGATCCTGAATTCGCAGGTCGAGGCCTGCGGTGGTGGCGATGCTCGATGAGCTCACCTGCATCGCGGAAATCAAGCCGCCGTTCGTCTGAGCCGCGTTGTTCACGTTGGCGTTTTTGCCGACGTGCGAAGCGACCGTGATGCTGGTCGTACCGTCGCACTGCGCTTCATATACTGCCGTCGGATCGTCGACCACGGTATGCCACGTAGCGTTCGATCCCGCTCCGTAGCTCAGGCTCGCGCCCAGAATCAAAGTGGTTCCGGGGGTGCCCTCGGTGAACGTCTTGACGCCCGGAGTGGGGATCAGTTGACCTTCCACCGTCTGCGAGACAGCGGCCTTGGTGACCAAGTCGTAGGTGTAAATCGGATAAGTGTCGGAGGCCGGTTTCGCATACTCACGGATGCCGACCGGCGCACCGGCCGTATCAATCATCAGAGGTCGGAAGCCATGCGGCCAGTTATTGTTCGTTTGCGAATAAGACATTGTTGTGAATGCTCCAGTGGGTCAGCACGCCGTCCTTATCGCAAGCCCAGGCGGCAGACGCTCCTACCCGTGTTAGTCGCGACCGCCGCCGTCAAAAGTAAAACCGCGCTTTGTCTAGTTCGTGATGATAGGCAGAGTCGGCCTGCGGTTGGCCTGCGCGTCCACCGGTCCGATCGCTTTGCCGTCCATCGCGCACGCGCCCGCAAACTGCGGGTTGCTCGGAATGTGGCCCGCGAAGATCCAGTGCCGTACCGCCGTGATCGGGTCGCACGGCGACGTCGTCGTGCAGGCCGTGTCCTCGCCAATCCCATACACCTGCAGAGCGCCGTCGACCAGCATGGTGCCGATCGGCACATTGACCTTGAGCCACGTGAGCGTGTACGGCTCCCAATAGCTGTACCAGGCTCCGCTTCCGCCCGGCTGCGGAGCGGAACTGCAGCCCGCCAGCGCATAGCAGTTATAGATCAGCGTCTTGCCCCAATAGAAGCCGGTCACTGCGGAGCTCACCGTATCGCCCTGCGCATAAGTCGTCGAGGTCCAGGCCCCGCGAGACGGAGTCACATGGAGGTAATCACTGGCAAACGCCTCGATCACCCGCTTATAGTCCACGCCCGGGTCGATCGCATTATTGTCATGCTGGCCCGGCACGACCCCACTGAACGCGGAAATGTAGCCATTGGTCTGGCCGGTGCAGCCGGAGCAGGCGGTGAGCTGGGTGGCGGACGACCCTCGTCCCCAGTTGTAATCCAGGCCCGTCGCGGTTCCCGGATTGCTCACCGTCGAGGAATACAACTGGTCATCGATCTTCACGAACGAATTCGCGTCCACCGGGTTCCACATCGTGTTGCACCGCAGCGACGTCAGCACGCCCGTATGCGACTGCGCGTTTTCATCCATCTGAGAAAAACCGAATGCCGGGTTGCCGGATCCATAGTCGGCATACCAGTAGTTGTGGTCCGCCAGCTGATAGCCAGCCCTGGAACCCGCGCTGCCAGCCGGCTCCGACCAGGAATGCGCCGAAGGGTCTGGCAGAACGATGTTGTTGTCGAACGTCATCGTATACGAGGAGCTGATCGGTACCTGCGAAATTTCGCCCGAGTCGCCCGTGTTCGCGACAGCTACCCCGAAGATGTTGTACTGCTCGGTTGTGTTGCGCGCCACCTGCCAGTCCAGAAGAACGTGCCAGTTAGACGTGGCATCGAAATTGAAGAATATGGAGTGCGTCACGTCGCCGGGCGTGTTGTACGAATTCGCGGCACTCTGGCTGGCGCCGACGAAGACATTGTTATCCGCGATCCAGGGCGTTGCGTAATCGTTCCCAATCTGCGCGTTGCCCTCCATCAGGTTGCCCCTGAACGTGACGTTCTGCATGTTGCTGACGCTGAACAGGGCGGTGTCGGATGCATTATTGATAATGACCTTAACGCCAGAGTCCGCCGAGCCGGGGAAGCCAAGCTGGAAGTTGGCCTGGGGGAAGCCGCTCGTCACCGCCACATTCGACGGCACCGAGTTACTAAACTTGTTGTTTTCAAGATCGAATATCTCGCTCGGCCCGTAAATCTGAGTGAGCATCGCGATGGAGCAGGCATTCAGCGTTGAGTTCGTGAGCGTGAAACCGCCATAGGTGCCCTCGTCTGAGATCGCGTAAAACCATGGCTCCGTGGCGTTGCCGCCATTCGACAGCGACATATGGGACCAGGACACGATGGGGCCATGACTGGCCGCACCCGCGCTGAAACGCCACTTCCCGCCGCCCGACGTCGTGATACCACACGTCCCGCATGTCCCATCCGTCGCGTAAGCCCTCGACCAGCCACTCCCGCTGCCCCCCTGATTGCCGAAGCTGTACATGTCCGTAGAGCCGCCCGACATGCTGAAATCAAACGTCAGGGTGCCGCCCGCGCTAAAGGTAATGCCCGTGCTGCGATCGCCATAGGTGTCGACTGACAACACATCGCCGCGCGCCGTGATGCTGGCCGCGATGATGATGTTGGTACTCGAACCGCCCAGCACCGCCGGTGTGCCGCCGCCGGCATTCCAGTTCAGCGTCCAGCTTGCGGTGCCGCCCGAGCACATGCTCGAAATCGCCGTTGCTCCCGCCGCGCTGTAGTAGCCGCGCAAATACAAGTAAGGTGTGCAATTGCCCGAGACGAGATGGCAGCCTAGCGCCGCGCCCGTGTTTCCATTAACGCTGGTGCCGCCGATCGACGGAGCAGATCCGCAAGTGCCTCCCGTCGCCGAACCGGTAACGGAATACGGGTAGCTTAGATACGGCAGTTGGCCGTTGCCAAAGGTGGCGGCCGTGTCGAGCGTGAACGTGTGCGCCGAGCCGATGATCGAGATATTGTCGCCCGCCTGCGGTGTCGTTCCGCCGCAGCTCGTCCAGTCCGAGGCCACGGCCGTCGAGAACGTAAAGTGCGCCGCCGAGTTGACGTTGAGCTGGCAGGTATTGTTCGCCAGCAGACCGCCAGCGAATAGCAAGAACAGTAATAGCTGTTTCATTAGTTGAGAGCCTGCACCGCAACCGATTCGAAGGAGAACTGCGCGGGGGACGTGAACGTGTTCGCCGTCGGCGTCAGCAGCAGCCGGAACTGGCTGGCCGCCGCGCACGTCGGCGTGAACGTCAGGGTAGCGCTCTGATTGATACTTGCCGTCGACACAGGATTTAATGTGATCGTGGACAAGCTCGTGTAACTGGGATTGTCGGGAGACGCTCCCGCCGCCACGCACGAATACGACGCCTGCAGCGTGATCGCATGCGACGTGGTGGTATCCGCCGTCCGCCAGATCAGCGTGGCCGTCCAGCTCCCGGTCACTCCCGCCGGTACCGGGAACTGCAAGCCCCAGTTCGTAGTTGTGTTCGCCGCCGGAATCGTCCACTCGCCCTGCTGATTCGTGCTGGTGCAGGAATTGAATACCGGCGCGTTGCTGGTCGGCACCCAGATCGCCGCGCCCGCCAGTGAAGCTTGGCACACACCAAAGGCCGCAAACGACCAGGTGCGTGTGGAACTGCCTCCCCCGCCGCCGCTCAAAGTGCCGTAGACATCCAGGCGCCCCAGCACCACATTGGCGGACTGCCCGCTCGATACAGCCGCTTGCACGGTGCCCAGCACGCGCGTCCCGGCCGCGATCGCCGCCAGGCTCGTCGCTCCGGAATCCCGGCAGTCGCTATAAGTGGACGTGCCCAGAATGACCAGGTCGCCCGGCGTCGTCGCGTTTTCAAAGATGCACGGCTGCACACCGGAGGTGGTGAGCGATACGGTGCCGTTCGAGGACGCGGAGGCTAGCGCAATACCGGCATAGATCCCGCCGCTGCCCAGCGGAGCCGCCAGGCCGGTGGTGGCATTCAGTTGCACCAGCGTGTTCGCGGGAATGGCCGTCGCGCCCACGGAATAGGTTTGCGCGGACAAACAGGCCGCGACCAGAGAAAGAAGAAGGATGAGTCTCATCACCCTTCTTAGTCGCTAGTTGCCTTCGCCGCGGTCCACGGAAATGCCCATCTTGTAGTCTTGGCCGTTGCCGACGTTGTTCACCGTCTCGCCCGGCTCCAGCACAGTCAGGCCCATCCCCTTGGCATCGTGCTTCATGCGCTCGATGTCGTCGCGCTGCTGATCCTTGATCGACCGCAACTCCTCATTACTGCGCTCAATGGGAGCTTTGCGCCGCTGCGCAGCGATACGCTCCGGAATCTCACCCAGGATCATCTTGCCGCACCGCACCGGGTCGCCTTCGTCGTCCTTCACGATCTGGTAGCCGCGCTTTCCCAGCCGGTCCGTCACCGAATCGCTCATCAGCTTCAACGCGAACCCAGGGCGGCCATAATCTTTCTTCAGTTGCGCGAGCGGATCGGTCAGGCCCAGCGGATCGTAATCCAGATCGCCAAATCCATCCCTCGCCTTGTCCTGCGCGTCGGCCACGAATTCCACCTTCGGGAATCCGTTCTCCGCGCGCTTCTGCTCCAGCTCCGCCTGGCGCTGGTTCAGTTCCTCATTACTGGGCCCGAGCGCGACATGCGCAAATGCCGGGTCGGGTTTCGGAATACTCGTTCGTTTGCTCGCCATCGAACTACCTGCCTCCTGTCACAACCACGCCATCCTTGGCGCGCTTCTTGTATTGCTCAGGGCTGATTTCCATCTGCTCGCAGATGTACTTCTGGAACGCGTCCAGATCGCTGGACTCTTCCGTTTCTTCCGCTTTGCGGCTTCCCTTGTCGCCGGCCTGCGCTTTGGCGCGCGCCTCGCGCTCTTCCTTGTCGGCTTTGGTCAGGCGCTTGCCTGACTTGTACCCTTCGAGTTCGGCCTTCTCTGCCGCGAACTTCATCGCGAGGTGCTGCGGCATACCCGCATCGACCAGGCCTTTGTAGTGTCCCGCTGTCGCCTTAAAGAATTCGCTGTTGGAATCCTTCAAGTCGGGGTACTCATTTGCCAGAGCATTCTCAGTCGCAATCACCTGCGCCCGCGTTTCAATCTTCTTGTCGACGTCGTCCGCACGCACAAAACCGCGCTTCGCCAGCAGCTTGTCCAGACCCTTGCTGCCTTCTTTCGACAGCAGTTCGATCGGATCGACATCCTCTTCGTCTTCGGTGGCTGCGGCCTTCGCCGGCGCCGCCGCTTTCTCTGGATTCTTGGCCGCCTTCTGAGCCGCGTCATGCCAGTAGCGCGCCGCCGTGTCCTTCTCGGCGTTCTCGGCCTTCAGCCGTTCAATCTCCGCCTGCAGCGCCGCCGCATCCGGAACCGCGGCCGCCGCCGCTGCTGCTGGGTCTTGCTGTTCTGTCTCTTCAGCCACGTTTCAACTCCTCGCCAAATTTCGTGTTTTCGTAAAGGTCCGCCCGCTTGCGGCAATACGCCTCTTTGCAGGCAAGGCAAAGGACCGCATAGATGCCATCCATCGGGACCACGTACATCCTGGTAGTCGCACCACCCGTCAAAGCGTCAAGATCCCGCATGGATAGTCCGCACTGCTGACAGCCGCGCGGCACCGCACCGCCCAGCACCGCCAGAGCATGCCCGTGCCACTCGTGGCAGCGCCCGCACATCTTCTGCCCGCTGGCAAACTTGCCTAGATCCGAGGGCGGCAATTGCCGCGAACACCAGTTGCACCGCTCCTTCACGACACCTGTCAGCGTCCGAATGATACGGTTCCTCTGAATCGTTGTCACCGTCAAGCCTTCAGTAACTCTCGCGGTTCTACTTGCACCTGAAACTCATCCACCAGCCGCCTGAAGTCCGCCGCATTGCGCTGGATCTCGCTGTGGATGTACTTCCGCCGGCTCATGTCGATCACTTGCGGTTCGTTCAGAATCTCGGCCAGCGCCGCCTGGTGCAGCAGGATGTCCGAGACAATCCGCAAAATGCACGGTTTCTTCATACAATCTCCCAGTCGTTGGCCAGCATGTCGGACTGACTGGCCAGCCAGCCCATCAGGATCTCGCCGCTCGCGGTCTTCATGGTGATGCATGGCAGCACGTCGGCCGACCCTCCGTTGGCTCGCGCGAAATCACGGTTGGGCGTTGCCCAGAAGCAATCAAACGGGAGAGCCTTCTGGCCGCCGGAGTAGGCCAGCCACATCCCCTTACCGTTCCAGCCGCGCCGCGCCACGCGGAATCCGGACTTCAGCGCTTCGAGTGCCTGCCCGAACGGCATGTGTCCGCTCTGCACCAGCGCGTATTTGCGTTCAAAGACGTCCTTCGGATTGATGTACTCGTAGCCGTCTTCCTGCCGCACCCAGTAATCTCCGGCGCTCGGCACGTAGCGCGCCATCATCGCTTCGTGCGCTACCTTCATTTCTCCGCCCGCCAAATGGCACACCCTGGTTCCGTCCGGCAGGATTACGCTCACGGCGATAATGAGAAAAGCCTCCACAAACACAGGCTTCGCCTGATACCTCATCGCTTGCCTCCCTTAGCCGACGTCGCCGCCAGCTCGCCGTCCATGATGTCAGCCAGCGATCGCACGGTCTTCAGCGCACCTAAAGCGCCCTGAGTCCGCCGCCATTTGTCCACGTCAAAAGTCTCCTCGCACACCTTGCGCTCGGTCTCAATCATCTTGTCGAGGCGGCCCAACAATAAGCGAAACGTCCGCGACTCCGTCATCGCGCGCCATTCCTGCTGTGTAATCGGTTCGCCGCGCTCCACGATGCGGAGGTTATCGATGATGTTCATCTGCGGTACTCCATGATGCGGCGGTTGATCGTCTCTCCACTGGCCGCCAGCGTCTTTGCATATTTCTCCGGACTGATACAGATCAGCAGCAGGAAGATCGGCAACCCCGACAGCAGATCCGCCATCAGGCACATCCGGACCACGACTTCTTTTAGCGCCTTCACCGAAGACTCTCCCGCGAAAACCAGAGCATCGAGCAGCGGCCGCATCGCAAAAAGCGCCATAACGCTCCCTCGTACACCACCGCCCGCGAACGCGGATCCACTTCCCAGGACGCGCGATGACACCTGTCACACAGGGCGCGCCTGTCACGCTTGACCCAGCACCACAAAGCCACGAGCCACGCCGGCACCACCGGTTGCTCCGTGGAGGCCAACCGCGACCAGGCGCGCGCCTCACAACTCCGGCGCGGGACGGCGATCCATTGCTTGAGCAATCTAAACTTGCGTCTTAACAAGCTCATAGATTCTCCTCAGGGATCAGCCACGGCAACCCGCACTTGCCGCATTTTCGCGGGTACATCACCTTTCCCATGTACGGGATCGGACTTTCCCCGAAAATCGGATAGGTCTTCCAGTGCTCCCGGTGCATGACCGAACACTTCCGTTCGCGCCAGTTTGTCCCGCTGCTGAGCCGTATCCAAGTCCGCCATAGCCTGCGCCTCATCCTTGCCCACCTGGTCCTTGCGGCGGCTTCGCCGACGGCGGAGTACCCGCAAAAGGCTTCGGCTTAATCGGAGAAGGAACCGATCCCTGCATCGGCATCGGCCCCGGTCCCAGATTCGCCGCCGGCGGAGGCATCATCACACCCGGCGGCAAGCCCTGCGGATTGCCCAGCCCGGCAGCCGGATTTGTTCCCAGAGCCTGCGCCTGCTGCACCGCGGCTTCCGCCAGCGCCTGCACCAGCTTCTTTTCCTGGAGCTGGTGAATGTGATCCAGGTAGTGCGATTTGAGCGCCTGCATCGCGTCGTGGTCGGAGTACTTGTCATCGGTCGCCGTCTGCAGATCCTTCATATGCCGGATCATGTGCAGCTCGTCGTTGTCCATCGGATTGACTTGGACCAGCTCGCCCTGCTGCATCAGCGCCCACTCTTCCTTCGGGTTCTTCGGCAAGTCGCCTTGCGGCGGCTCCGCCACCAGGTCCGCAAAGTTCGGATCGCCAAGCGCCTCATGCGCGTCGCGCGTGATCTTCCACAGCGCCGCCGGCGAATTGATAATCAGCGGATTCTGCAGGTCCAACTGGTAACGCGCCAGAGTGTCCTGCTTCTGTTGCTGCCGGTCCCACTGCGAAGTAGCCAGCTGCAGGTGAAAGTCATAGCGCCCGTTTCGGTCTGCCTGAGACAGAACCGAACCGCCCTTCTGCACGGGGAACAAACCGTCAGCGTCGTTCTCGGTAACACGGAAGAAAGTCTCCTCATCCCCAAACTGCCACTCCAATAACCAAAAGTGCTGGAAGATGGCCGCATAATCCTCGCGCAGTGCCGTAGTGTCCAGCGTCATGCGCAGGTTGCCCTGCTGGATGATCGCCATCGTACCGCCTACCGTCTTCGGCGCGTTCGGCCGGTCCATCTGCCGGCCCATCTGCACATCCGACGTGCCCAGCAACCGCTCCACGTACGCCAGCAGGGACTGCTCGCGCATCGCCACCGCTTCCAGATCGACAGAGATTTCGAGCTGCTTATAATCGCTCTGCGGATTGTCCATGGGAATCCACAAGCCAGGCCGGAGCTTGATGTCTTCCGGCTCAAACCCCTGACCAGGCCGGTAAGCACCGGGCGGACTCACAGCCAATTCCTGCCCGTCCGTGCCGAGATTGTGATTCTTGCGGATTTCGTCTTCAAGGTCGATGATCTGCGCCGGAATCCCATCGCACCAGTAGGAGCCGTCCTTCTCGTAGCTCGCTTCCACAAAAGGCCGCGGCTTCGGCGCGGCGGGGTATAACTGGCGCAAGTCCTGGATGCCGATGACCATGTTGAGATCAGGCAGAAACCGGACCACAATGTCCGACTCGTACAACTCCCGCTTCTCGATATCGAACTCGTCCGCGTCCTTCTCGCCGCGCTTCAGTTGCCGCCACTTGCCGTACCACTCCAGCACCAGCACCGTGTTGCCCGCGGACTGCGGGTTTTCCATCGTGACGCCTTCCGCGTCGTCCTTTTCCCGCTTGATTTCATCGCCCTGATAGTCCCTCTGCGAACGCTTCGACGCCATGCGCAGGATGTCCGAGAAATTCTTTTTGATGCCCTGATAGCGGCCCGCCTCCTCGCCCATCAGCAGCGAGTTCGGCGAGATGCGGTACTTGCGAATGATCCACGAGAAATCATGCAGGGATTCCACCTGCTCCGCCGGCACAACCATGTCATCGGGCTCCATCACGGTGAAGCCAGGTCCTTTGTAGTAGGTATGATCAGCCCAGCCCTTACTGGTCTGAAACTCGAACTTATCGATCTGCCAGGGGCAATAGGCAAACACCCGGCCATAGATGATCTTGTAAAGCTCGTACGTCAGCAGTTTGACCGTGATCTTCATGTCGTTAAACACGCGCCACGTCATGTACAGCCCGATCTTCCGGTCGTTGCGGTAATCGCTCGGGCCCACCGGCTTCGCCACGATCTCCGCGTCGTCCCCAAAGATCGCGTCGGCGTTCTGAGACCACTTCTGCTTACAGCTCCAGCGAATCACCGGAACCGGGAGATTGCTGGCGTCCTCTTCGCCCGGAGCAGATGCGCCCACCATCGCCCGCCAGCGCCTAAAGTATTCGCGCCATCGTGCGATCCGCCGCGAGTGATCCCCCAGCGCGTTTTGGTAATCCTGCCAGACGCGCGCCCCGAGTCGGCGCTTCTCAGTTGATGACAACTTCAACTGGTAGCTCTGCTGATCAGGCACAATAACGCCTCTTCGGCTCCGGCTTTGGTTCCGGTTCTGGCCGTTTTTTGGTCAGCGGAGAAAAGTACTCATCAATCGGAAACAGCGCATGCGGCTCCGTATCGGCGAACGCCAGCCCGAGGATCGCCTCGATCCGGTAAATCTCGTGAAAGAATTCTCCGCGCTCCATTCCAAATCGCCTGCAGCAGATCCGCCATTGCGCTCCGAGCAGCAGGTGCAGCACAAACAGTTGCCAGCGCCGCGAAGGGGGGCACCCCTCCTGCGCCAGTTGTTCTTTCGTTCTGCCGCCGTTCAGCGCGCGAAATGCGACAAGCTGAAAATCCGCCAGAAACTCCTCGTTGCGCAGCGACCAATGCGCCCCGCCGCCGTTGTTCCGGCCCTGGCCGATAAAACGAGTCCAGTCCACTTTCCCGATAGCACCGCCGCCGTCCAGGCACTGGTGGAAGCGCGCATGACACGCGCGGAAGATCGTGCGGAACACGCAATAGCAAACGGCGTTGGTGTCCTTCCGCGCGGCCCGGTGGCCGAAGCCGTAGCACAGCGAGCAGCTCTGCGCTGCCAGCGCCAGCGCGTGGTTACGCCAGCCGGTCCAATCCTGCCGCCTGGTAGCACCGCGCGCACTCGCCGCCTGCTTTTCCGCGAAGCGCAAGCGGCCGGAATCAATGCAAATTACCTTTGGTTTCTTGGGTGTATGGGAGTGGGTTGGGTCTATGGTGGTGGCCATATCGTTACATCAGTTTTCGGCGCTCTCCGCGCTCATCCTGTTTGTCGATGCGCCGCCGTGAACTGCTAACGGGCAAAGTCTTTTTCTGCCGGCGCGGCATCTCCGCGATCCCCACACACGCCAGCGCCAGCGCAATCACCAGGTCGTCGTGGCAGCCGAATTGATGCTCCGCCCTCCCGTTCGGCTTGATCACAAACGTTCTTAGCTCGCTCAGCGTCAGCGGATCGTGAATCAGGATACTCATCTGCCGCAGCGCCTCATCCAGCAGCGAGATCATTTGCGGCCTGGTCACCAGCGTCGTCTTGAAGCCGATCAAATCGCTTCGCATGCCCGGATCCTGATCGGGCGCCTGGATCCGGTGATAGACAAACGCGGGCGGGTAGCCTTTGGCCAGTAGCGAATCGATCGCCGCCAAGCCCGGTCCGTTGGCCTCGGGAATAATGCCGGCCCAGTGGTAGTAAATGCCGAGCATGTAGAGCTGCCACCCGAACTCCGCCGGCGTCGCGCGCGCCCGGTACCGCGCCACTTGTTCGCCCGTGTCGCGGTCAAAGACATGCGCCACCGACCAGTCGGGATCCGCTTTGCCCTTCCCGTTATTGACGTCGATCCCTTCCGAAACGTCCGCAGCCACAATGTACTCGCGGTTCTCCTGAGGCCTGCGATACATCGCAATGTCGCCCTTGTCGCGCGGCGTAAATACCAGCTTCTTCGTCCCGGCCAGGTCGAGCATCTCCAGGCCGCCCTCAATCGCTTCCCGCACCACCGGCATGCGCGAGATCGACGCATGGTCGAACCGCGGCCGCCCCGATGTCAGGAACGCTTCCTCCGGGTTGCTCGGATATTCCTGCCGGAAGAGGTCCTCATCACCATTGAGGTCCGTGTGGATCTTGCGGCGCCGCCACGCCAACTGCTCCAGCGTCAGGTTGTAGCTTTGTCGAAGGTCGCGTTCGGCGGGTGTCAGTGAGCGCTCGAAGGCATCGCGCGGCACATCCAGCGCCAGCACATATTCGGGATGCTCCTGCCAGCCAAAGAAGTACGGGATCCACTCGCTCTCCCCGCTTACAGCCCTCTGCCACATGATGTGGAATTCGTTGCCGACGCCGTTGGCTGTGCTCTCCACAATCGCTTCCGTATCGGCATCTCCCGGCATGGCGGAAGTCACCGCGCCCATCAGTGTTCTGGCCAGGTCCCCGTAAAACGCAAACTCAGAGAAATGCACCCGCCGAAGCGAAAACGACCGGCCAATTGTCGCCGTCTTGGCGGTGTGGAATTTGATCCAGCTGTCATTCGCGAAGTCGAGCTGATCCGTCCGGTCCGTCGTCCGCTTCGGCGCGCCGATTAAGCCGTGGAACGGACGGTAGTGCTCGTGGAAGCGCGAGTAGTACTGATACACGTTTCCGGCGGTGACCTCATCCTGCGCCAGCACTAAAGTGTGCTGCCCAGGCTTGTGGACCGTGTCGCGATAGAACCGACCGGCCACGTAAGTCGAGATCCACACCTGGCGCGCTTTGAGCGCGATGATGCGGACCGGCTTGCCTAGCTCGCGCTGCCGCTGAATCAGGGCGTGCAGTTTCTTTTGCGCCGGCCCCAGTTCCATGGGCACCAAGTGCCCGGCTTTGTCCAGCACCGTCAGCGACTCGCGCGCGAACGTCTCGTCATTGTGGAAGCCTTCGTAGATGGCGTCGAGGTCTTCGGGTGTCACTCACCCGTGTAGTCGAGGCGTGCGGACAATCCGGATTTGATGGGCTGCTATTTCGGAACCGATTTGCAGGTTTCGGGGAAATCCGACCATCCAGAAACGCGCTAGGACGAATCGCAGACGGCAGGTTGATACTGAGACAAGGGCCAAATGAAGCAGCAGACTTATCACATCTCGAACCCGATCGAGTGGCTTGCGCTCACCTGGCCGGTGCCTCCGAAGTCACTGGTCTTCTGGTCCCAAGGCCAATCGGGCGGAGTCCTTCTCTTCCTGGGCGTGCACTACATCGCCGCCGCTGGAGGAACCTATGCTTTCTCGATTCCCGGTCTGCAGGCCGGTGACATCGTGACGGTGATCACGACAGAATAAACTTGTGTCCGCACAACAGAATAAACTTGTAACGCCACGGGCATTATTGACGCACTTTCATGCGCATCGGACGCCGAAACGTCTTGCCGCCGCGAAAGTAGAGCCTCCACACCGAGCCGTCCACCAGCAGCACAAACACACGGCCGCCATGGATCTCAGCTAATAAGGGCTTGGTCGGCAACCCGACGCCGCGCCGCTGCCGACGTCGCTCTGCTTTGCTCAGCGGGTAAGCAGTGCCATGGGCCCAATCCGCTGCTTCCGCCGCCGTCAT